AAGATGATATAAATAATGCCTATAAAGCTATTGAGGAAATGGAGAAACTGGTACAAAAGGTATATCCTGACCGGAGTGGCTTTTTGAAGAATGAAGAAAAACAATAACCCTCAAAACATAGCAGAAATGAACAAGAAAGAGCAGCAAGCAATCGACTTTCTTCGCAGTATGGAACGTGACGATCTGCTATCACTCGGATTCTCCGGAGGTAAGGATAGTGTAGTTATACTTGACCTTGCTGAACGTGCAGGCATTAAGTATAATGCGATCTACGCTAACACCACAGTAGATCCACCGGGCACGATTAGCTTTATAAAGAAAAACTATCCGCAAGTTCAGATAATGCACCCAAAGAAATCTTTTTTTAATCTGATTGAAGAAAAAGGTTTCCCTTCCCGATTACGTAGGTTCTGTTGTGAGAAGCTGAAAGAAAGATATGGTATCGGCAAACGTAGTATTGAAGGTATGAGAGCTTCCGAAAGCCAGAACAGAAAAGATTACGAGCCAGAGCAGTGTGATACTCGAAAATGGATGCAAGGAGCAATACATATTCTTCCTATTCTCACTTGGACGAAAGAAGAGGTTTGGGGTTACATTCATGAGCGTGGTTTGCCTTATTCAAAGTACTACGATGCCCCGTATAGTCTTTCCCGTCACGGTTGTGTCGGATGCCCTCTTTGCAATTATAAACAATGCAATTAGAGTTCAAAATATTCCCCGGATATGCTCGGAGAATGATAGTAGCAGTTGAAAAATATATGAGTACTCACCCCAATAGTTTCCTTGCTCGCAACTTTGCAGACGGCTATGAGGCTTTCTACTATTATGTCAATGAAATACCTATTGCCAGGTTTCACGAGCTAAAGAAAGGATTATTCGGATTCAATGCAAAGGAAATCATTCAAAGAGAAATTTTAAATCAATTAACGTAATACATATGAAAAATGAGTGAAACAAAAATCATATTAGATGCCTGTTGTGGCAGCCGTATGTTTTGGTTCGACAAGGAAAATCCTTGGACCTTGTTTGCTGACATTAGAGATGAAGAGCATACTCTTTGCGACGGTCGAAGTCTGAAAGTTCATCCGGATATTGTATCTGATTTTACCAATATGCCATTCCTAAATGAATCTTTTAAACTGGTAGTCTTTGATCCGCCCCATCTTTTAAATGTGGGTAAAGAAAGTTGGTTGGCCAAGAAGTATGGTAAACTTCCCGAAGATTGGCCAAGGGTGATAAAAAAAGGAATTGATGAATGCTTTCGAGTACTTGAAAATTACGGCGTTCTCATTTTCAAATGGAATGAAGACCAGATTACGGCGTTCTCATTTTCAAATGGAATGAAGACCAGATAACGGTTAAAGAAGTATTGAAAGCCATCGGACGGCAGCCGTTGTTCGGTCACACCACCGGAAGGCATGGCAAAACTATGTGGATGTGTTTTATGAAACTACCAATTAACTAATAAAGACTTAAATAATATGATATCATGAATGCCTTACAATTTAAAAAACTGAAAATCGGAGATCGAATATTGACCTATAATGGCACGTGTACCACAGTGGCTGACATTGACCGTAGGGCGGGAAAACTGACTTGTGGCAACGGGCAATGGAGAGATTACCATCGTGTGCGTATGGCGGTTGAAACAGATCTGCTGGTTGAACATAAGAGAGTTCAGGATTACGTACCACCTGATACAGTCATTCTTTCTCGTGCCTTGTTGCTTAAATTGGGCTTCTCAAAAGTATGTATTCTTCGTGCTATAGAAAATTGCGGGCCGGATGGCTTTTTGGGGACCTTGCAGGATCTTTTTGTCAGAACGGAATTCATCTCTATCGAATATGTGCGGAATCTTGTTCCGGTAATGATAAGGGAAGGACTGATACAAAGAAAAGTTGTAAAACGTGGCTTGTTCAGGTTGACTATTAATAAATAATTAAATAATATACTCGTATATGGGACAGGAAAGCAGACGGAAGTCTTTTGTTTTTTATACTGGATGGAAAGAGGTGCTAATGGATTATCCACCGGAGGTCAGACTTGAGGTGTACGATGCGGTCATTGAATATGCCGAGTCGGGGACATTGTCGGAGCTGAGACCGTTGGCTAAAATGGCATTCTCCTTTATAAAGAAACAGATAGATTACGATAACGATAAATAAAATAAGAAAAAAAATTGGATTGTATGGAATTTGAGCTATCTTTGTGGCATAAACTTCGCCAAAGTTTAGACATATATAAATCTTCAGCATGGGTATTTTCATATCTATACGGACTTTTATACCATAAAGATACAGCCGTTAGTGTTCCCTTCTTGGACATTCATGTGAAGACGTGTATGTTTGTACTTTGGCGAGTTTTGAGGGAAGCTAACGGCTTTCCTTATAAACATAAGACTCAAATTTCATTAAGAACAATGCCAAAGTACAATGGAATGGGAGTTAAGTCGAATAATAGTACACTTACTTCTGCGCGTGGCGTAGCGAAATCCGCCATATCACAATCCGTTCCCTTCAATAGCTGGGAAGAATATTCCAAATTTCTTAAACGTATCATTGATGACCAGATGTGGATCAGGAAGGAGTTGCAAGCCTTTGTTGTCCGTCATGGCCTTTATCTTGATTTCATACGAGAACTCAGTATGGAAGAGGACAGGAGAAAAAGCCTCATCTTGGAAACAAAGACAAAAGTGGAGGAAAGAAAAGAATACTCAAACAAATATAAGAGGTTACGGATATGTTAGAGACAATCATTCTTTTTGCTTGCATTTATGCGTCTTTTCGTGTAATGTGCAAGGACGGAGATGTATTCTTCGGCAACAACTAAAAACAGAAACCAGAATCTGTTTTATTAACTAATAACTGTTATGTCTAGACCAATAAAAATAGGGTTCGATTATTTCCCTTTTGACGTGGATTTCTTTTCAGATATCCGCATCAGAAAGCTGACCAAGTCTCAGGGTGGGAAGGCCGTGACCGTATATGCTCTCCTGCTGTGTCTTATTTATAAAAACGGGTATTACATTCGGTGGGATAAAGAGTTGCCTTTCATTATTTCGGAACAAACGGGGTATGAAGAGGTGTATATACGGGAGGTCATCAAGTACTGCCGGACTATCGGCTTGTTTTCTGATGAAGTATTTTTATCTGACAATATTCTGACGTCAAAGGGAATACAGAAACGCTATTTGCAAATGTGCGCTAGTGCAAAACGGAAAGGTGATGTAACAGATTACTGTCTGATTGATGAATTGTTTTCTTCTTCAAAAATTGGGGTTTCTTCCGAAGAAACTAGGGTTATTTCGGAAGAAACTGGTATTAATTCGGAAGAAACTAGGGTTTTTCCCGGAAAAAGTACACAAAGAAAAGTAAAGGAAAGAAAAGAATATAGTTCAAAAAGAGAGAAAGAAAAAGTTTTGTTTTATCCGGAAGAAAAACCTTTGCCGGACGCATATTCTGAAATTAGGACAAATGCGTCATGGGCGGAACAATTCATCATGAACAAGCACCATGAAGGCTTCAAGGATTTCGATGAAGCAAAGCTTGCCGGGTTGCTGGACACATTCTTTAGGAAATTACAGAACGAGAACAGGACAGGTGTCATGATAAGTGATATCTATCGTCATTTCTCCAATTGGGTCAATATTCAATTAAAAACCGAATCCGATGAAAGAACCAAAACAGATAAAAGAACTAATGCCCGGACCGAAGGACAGGACTACAACTACGGTCATGAAATCGATCCCCCACACATCATCAAACTGGGAGGACAGGGGAAGGTATAACTTCCGGATGGGAGACGTAAGGATGATGTTGTCCGATGAGGAAATAGAGAAGTTCTGGAAGCACAGGCTGATACTTTCCATGCGGAAAGTTACTCCTGATTTCATGGTGGACGGTTCTAATTGTCAATTGCTAAGCGAGATATACCAATGGGTATGGCATAAGTCAGATGTGCTGTCCGGAAAGAAAGGAATACTGCTCTATGGTCCGGTGGGAAGCGGGAAGACCACCATTTTGAAAGGATTGCAGGTCTATATGGCACTTATCAACAGACTGGTATACGGTTGTCGCCGTTCCGACATCTGTTTTGAGATGCGTTCGGCCACGGAGATAGCCTTACGCTATTCCTCCCAAGGTACGGAGGCACTTGACAGATGGACAACAAAAGGCATGGCCGGACACCTGATAATTGACGAGATTGGGCGGGAGGAAAATGCAAAGCATTTCGGCACATCGTGCAATGTCATACAGACCATCTTGCAGATGCGTTACGAACTTCGGCATGAGATGCTTACATTCGGTACGACAAACATCGACATGGAGGATTTGTCGCAGTTTCGCAACCTATACGGAGATTATGTGTTGGACCGTGTCAAGGAGATGTTCAATATTGTTCACCTTGGCGGCAACAGCCGTCGTAAATGGATATAAAATGGAAAAAGAACTAGAAAAACTACAAAGGCAGCTTGCTATGGCGATAAAGGAACGCCGTTACGCCAGAATGGCCGAGCTGCAACGAAAAATTGCGGCCTTGCAGAATGTTCGTGAACATGTGCCGTTGTCATTTCTTCTACCAAAATTTACACCACAGGAGAGGGATAAGGCGCTGGTGTTGATGCATCAGGTATTCGTATTCGCTGACATGCTTTATGGCGCGGCGCTGGAGTTCGAGGAATATCTCAAAGGATTTGATCGTTCCGTAACCCTTCCCGTAGTGGTCAGGGCGAAGAAGGCTGCGGCAGAGTGCCGGGACATAACCCGGTATGTAGACAGTTTCGGTGATGAGCGTATGAGCGCGTTATTCGGAGAAATGTGTGATGAAATAAGCCTCAACGCACAGAATGTTATTTATCGTTATGTCCGCAAGGAAACAAAAAAACAGGAACCATGAGAAAAAAGATGTTATTATGGGTGATAAGACTCATACGGCTCTTCCACAAGGAGGATCAGTTCATACCGCAGTTGCGCTCCGTGCCGGAAGGCAAGGTGCTGCCGAACAGGCTTTACCGTCATTTCGGACGTATACTTGTATCGCGCGCTAATCCGCAGAAAGTAGAGATGCGTTATTATTATGCGGAGATAGATCCGGCCATGTCCGTACGTCCGAAAGATGATGACTGGAAGGAATGTAGCGAGATACATTATAACGAGCTTATGACAAGAAAGGATGCGGTTACGAAATATGAGCAGACCGGAGCACCGTGCGAACATTGCGCATGTCAGATATATGGTCTTCCATGTCATTGTGCTTTTCCAAGGGGAGCCATGACAGGCTATTTCGAACTGTTGCATTGCAACAAACAGTATTCTAATAATCCAACCATTTAAATAAAAAAGACGACAATGAAAATTAATGTATTCAGGACACAGTGCAAGGAAGGTGCGCGTGTCTTTTTTGACGGGGATATCACCTGTACGGGGACAGTAAGGAAGATTTCAAAGGACGGGAGTCGGGCGCTTGTGTGCTTTGACAACGGGGATGTGTCCTGGAAAGAGTATTTCATGATTGATTTTATTGAGGACTGACCATGGAGAACAAGAGAAAAAATATTCTGATCCATCCGGATCATATAGAGGATCTGGATAAGAAATACAAGCGGCTGGAGGAAAACAGAAAGGAGCCGGTAAGGACAGGTTATACATCTATATGCCGTCTTCGGAATACCAGACTGCACAGGGACATTCTTTTCAGACGGATGTTTGTCCGTGACAAAATGCCCACCGGAGCTTTTATAATATTTAAAGAACTGGGGAAGGACAGCGTCATGCTCCAGCCATGCAAGCCTGAATGGATGAACCGGACACATATCAATCATGTGGGAGGACGTTTCCTCGGATGTCTTCGCTTCTTTTCCAGCTATGCTGATTTGGATACGACACCGCCAAGCCAGATATTGTATGATCTGAAAATAGATCCGCTGGTAACCTCATACACTTTCCGACTTGAGGAATGGAAAGTGCAGGACGAGCATGACGGTGAGACGGTAGCGTACAAACTGATACCGTTGTTTCCGCTATGAAACTGGCAAACATACCGTCAGATATTAAAAGAACAGCACGGGAACTTAAGATTCCCGTGCTTCAGCATCATATATATGTTAATGGCAGGCATAAGCATGTGACTATAAGTAAAAAATGTGTTCGGAAAGCCGGATTGACGGAAAAATACTCTGTACAGATCGTTGTGCTGGGGGAAGTGAGGGCATATATGATATTCTCTTATGATCCGTTGTGTGAGAACCGTCCCCATCTTCTTTTTCTTCCCTCATCTTGTGAGATTCATAGTCCGTATGTGACACGTGCTTTGCAAAGAATCGGGGGTGGGAATGAGATATGCAGGTTGCGCTTTCATGGGAAGCCGGTTTTTCTGAAAGGCAAGGACGGTACTGTCGTGACCGTTGTGTGGCGGATCTCGACATCTCCGGTAAGGGATATAGCCTCAACTGTTCAGAATATACAGAACAGGAACATGTAAGTTGTTATATTTGTGATGTTTATTATTCATTTTATAAAAAAGAAGTATTATGACGGAGAAACAAATATCTTTCTCGGGACTTAACCTGACACCTTATTCCGATATTTCTCCTGACGGGCAGCTTTCCGCATCTGTCGGGCTGGAGATTCATGACGGCAGTATCAGGCCCTCTGTTCTTGCCGGAGAGGAATATATCCTTCCACAAAGTCATAACTCCGCTAAACTGTTATATATACATTCCGCTACGTCATATTCACATTTTATTTTTCAAGACGGTCTGTCGTCATTGTATTGGGCTGATGTGAATAATAAGGGGGAATTGTCACTTACATTGCTGGATGAGTCTATAACTGCCAGTTCGTTGTTGTCGGTAGGAAACACGCTTGTCGCCTTTGCTGAGGACGGGATGCATTATTTCTTATGGAAAAATGGGAACTACAAATATTTGGGGCAGAAACCGCCGGAACCTCAAATGTATTTTTCTCTATATTCCAAGGTGGATAGATCGGAAGAGTTCATACTGGTAAATTATAAACAACGTGAGGAAGGCATTGTAAATAATCCCATAGCAGATGAGAACATCCGCAGTGTGAGTACCAAGGCTCATGCGGAAATCAATAAGTACTTGAAGGAACATCAGGAACAAGGGCAGTTTGTCTATCCTTTCTTTGTGAGATATGCTTACCGGCTTTATGACGGTTCCTTTATTATGCAATCCGCACCTATACTTATGCTCCCTAATACAGATGCGGCTCCAGCCATTATTGAGAAAGTTGATGATATCTTTTATGATACTGTTGTTTATATCTCATCTTTCTGTTCCTATCTCGTATATGCGACTTCACAAGATACAATTTCAAATATTAAGGAATGGGGGGATATTGTCAAAAGTATAGACATATTCATTTCATCACAGCTCTATACACATGATATAAATGCGGAAATTGCATCGAAGGGGATAAATCTTAGTTCGTCTCCAGAGGGTGGAAGCGTGAATTATGGGTTCAACACGGACTTCTCGACAAATCCTCCACAGAAATTCAGCGATGCGTATAATCAGAGATATGGTGAGAACTATGGGGTATGGTCTATGGGAACCCGTAATGAATTCAAGGATGAAATAAATGAGGCTTCTCTTTTCTATCATGCCAAATCGCTAAGTCTTGACAGTCTTTCAACCAACTTGGAATATTTGTTCAGTACTGATGAGGGGGATACTACAAACATATTGGGAACATTGGAACTTAGGGAAACATTGACAGATGATTATATGACACACGACACCATCATCCCTGACTTCTCCACAACATATAACAGCCGTCTGCATATTGCAAATGTGAAACGAACTTTTTTCAAGGGATTCAGTCCCATGTGCATATCACAATATCTTTATGGCAGTGGAGAAATTTCAGTCTCTATATATACGTATATACATGGAAAAAACGGGGATATTGTAGTTAAAAGTGATACGGAAGTTTTGGAACATATACTTCCTGTATATCTGTTTTATCCTGATACGGACGCCTACAAGATGGTTATTGTGGTCGGCTCCCTAGCGTTTGAGTATCCTTTGACAGAACATCCGACTTTAAACGGAGCATATTTTTTTGATCTTAACTATGTGCCCACTATAAAGTCATCCATTCCGTCCGTCACGCCGTTGCAGTCTGAGGAACTGAACAACAAGATGTTTGTCTCGGAAGTGGGAAACCCTTTTTATTTCCCGTTGAACGGGGTTTATACAATAGGGAACGGCAACATTTATGCGATGTGTCCGGTTACTACAGCCATATCACAGGGGCAGTTCGGACAATTTCCCATGCTACTGTTCTGTTCTGACGGAAATTATGCGATGAGCGTCAATTCCGAAGGGTTTTATTCAACCATTTCTCCGATACAGAGAGACGTATGCCTGAATTCCAGATCAATCACACAGATGGATTCGGAAGTGTTGTTCATTTCATCCAGAGGTGTTATGATCACAAATGGGGCTTCCATAGATTGTATATCACAGGCGTTGCAGGGAGTTTTCGAACCTGTGCCGGAAGAAATCGGAACAGATATGGAAATAATTGATGAACCTCCTGTTGAACTGATCAAGACGGCCATGATAGCCTATGATTATGCAAACCAGCGGGTTATTTTTATGTTGAAGGATATGGATACGTCTTTTGTGCTCTCCCTTCCTGAAAACAGATGGAACACGGCCGTGTTTGGACGTGTCAGATCTGTTGTCAATATATTCCCATATTCGTACGTGCATATTGAAGACAGGGTTGTACGACTCACAGATATATATGATTATTCCTCCGAGGTGATAAATAAAGGGATTGTTGTCACAAGAGCGTTAAAACTGGATACTTTGCAGTTAAAACGGCTTATGGATATGTCAGTACAAGGCATCTTTTCAGGTAAGCAGAAAATGATACTGTTTGCCTCACAGGATGGAAAGAAATGGTATAAGATAGGGGAAACGCAGGCCAGACGTGTGGGGGCGATAAGAGGAAGGTATTTCAAATACTACCGCATTGCGTTGGAAACAGCACTGACAGCTAAGGAGAACATATCAGGAATACGGCTGATATATGATATCATGCCTGAAAAACGACTAAGATAACGGCTTATGAGACAAAAAGGTAAAGTCTTGACAGTATTCCGTCTTGAGGGAGGAAGCAGACAGGAAGCGCAAAGAGAGGAAATCGGGAATAGCAGGAGAGGGGGTGTTGGCCTTCCGTCTTATTTACCGGGAGATGGTAATGATAGCCAGCCTGTTTTTGATAAATCAATGGCGGCTGAAAGTTATGCTGATGCAGTTGATATATGCTCGTCAACATTCAATTACCTGTATAATTCCGCTTTCTCGGATAAAACAGGATGGGAGTTTTTCAATCTTTCAGATGATGCTTTGGGGGCCTATATGAATTTGTATGAATACCGGAAGTTGCTGTATATTAGCAATGGAGGAGTATCGCAGAAAAACAGCCTCATCAGGAAGCCGGAGAAACATAGGATATTTAGTGAGAAGAAAGAGGAACTGACGGGAGAGAACATTTCTATAACTGTTGACTACACGGAAGAATATGATACTTTGTATCTTTCAGTGCGGTTCCTTTGTAAATCCGCAGGTGATCTTACAATCGGTTTTACGGATATACAGGGGGATTATGCGTTAAAGACGAAGCATATTGACCAATCGGAGGAATGGCAGGAATATGAACTTTCCGGAAAATGGGACGGAACTGGTGATTTTTATCTGTCATTTACAGGATTGATAATCGTTGATATTTTGAGGTTGGCGGACCAAGCGTATGATGATCATCGTGAAGAGTTCAGGACATACCAGAGCCAGACCAAGCAGAATCTTGAGCTTATGGTATCCGCGATAAACGAGTTGAAACGGATGAAATCAGAATATGACAAGAAATTTGAGGAAATATTAAAATCCTTGACCGATATACGTGGTGAGATACCGGATGTGAGCGGCTTGGAGTCCAGTTTGTCCGAACTGGAAAAACGGGTGTCCGCATTGGAAAAAGCCGGTTCCGGAGATGGCACATAGTCCGGTCTTTCGGAATCGGCACCGTATCAACTCCAATCCGTGGACCTCCTGCCCATCAGTTTTATTCTTGAACGTAAGGCATCACGCAAACCCTCTATGTCACCGGTGAAGAAATTCGCGTATTCTTTCGCCTTTTCCGGAAGCTGGTTATTAAGGACAGCACTCATTACATAATCCACCATCATACGGTGTGCGCAACTTTTGATGGTTTCTGTCATACTGATATTGAAACTTGCAGGCATGGAAAGCTTTAATTCATACATGCCGAAGTCACCAAAAAAGTAAGTTACCTCCGCTTTGCCGTCACTGCCTTCTATTTTTATCCTCTCGTTTGATGAAGGGATATACTCAAACTGCCCGGTACCGGTTACTTGACCAAGCACCTTGTCTGTTGATGTGCTTACCGTTACAGATACGTCTGTAATAACTCGGATGATGTAATTTTGTCCGGGTATAAGGCTGTAAGTTCCCAGTGATCCGGATGATATCGTTTCAGTACTTCGGTTCATTTCGTTGATTCTCTCAAGACGGTTGTCGTCTGTGTCCCGGCCTGTTATCAGATATCGCTGACAGACACGTTTCACCTCACCGAAAGCCTCCGTCATCGCTCTGGCCACAACCGGCTTTGTTGCCTCATCATCAGGTGTCATTATTTCTGATGCAGTTTCTTCTGTATCTTCGCTCTTTTGTAATGAGCGTCCTATCAGATTGCATTGCACCGCTACATCGTTTACTATCTGCTTCTTCAGCAGGCGTATCCAAATTTCTCTTTCTCTCATGGCTTGTATATTAAAGGATTATTATATCTGTCTCTTAATATAACATCTGGACCGGATGGATTTTCTGTTGTAAGCACATCCATACCTGTGCAACCTATTCCTGTATAAAGGTTGTCTCTGTTGCGTTGTCCGTAGTCAGCATTTCCGGACTGACTCTGTTGCAACTCATAGTCATTGTTATTGCGCTGTCCGTAGTCAGCATTTCCGGACTGACTCTGTTGCAACTCATAGTCATTGTTATTGCGCTGTCCGTAGTCAGCATTTCCGGACTGACTCTGTTGCCGTTGGTTTAGGGCGGATGCTATTTTGTTCAAGTATCCGGCTGCACTGGTCCTGTATCCTTCACAAAGCTCTTTAGCCGTTGTAGGCTCCAGCCATGCGGCTGCAAGATAATGTGAAGCATACAGTCTCATTGCCGTGCGTATCATGTCCGTGATACCTTCATCCATGCGTATGAAGTTTTTGAATTCAATGATAATTTCATTCCCGGAAGAGGTCATGTTTATATCATTACTGTCTTTTATCTTGCGCCGAAGCTCGCCTTCCGCTTCATTTACTGCGGCGGTAAGATAAAGGTCCAGTACACCTTCATTGTCTTCTGTAGCTGCTATATCTGGATAATTACCGCCGGCTTTTCCTGCCCGGGCTGTAAGCGCAATGGCATATTTGAATATTTCCGGTTTGTTTATGGATGTTTTCATAAGTCTTAATTGTCGTAAGATCCATACATATTGTTTTCTTTCCCATATAATAAAAAACGATTGATAATACAAATATAATCTCATCTGCCGTAACTGCTTTGATATAATGCTGACTGCATTATATACATTCGTCCAGTTCTTATTAAGCTACTTTTGTCGTAAAAGAATAATGAACATGCGCGATAACGAACAAATATCCGACTCCTTGCTTTACGGGCATCGAAAATTCGACGGACAGCGGCGGGCCGAGAGATGGCTGCATGTAGCCTATAATGCATATTGCCGCCTTGCTCCTTTCAGAAAAATGCGTGCCGAATGCAAATCGTATGCCTACGGAAAACAGTATGAGAGACAGATTGTTTACAACGGGCGGCATATAACGAAAGAGCAATATCTTAAGGAAAAGGGTATACCGGCATTGCAGACCAACATATTGGGTAAGATTAAACGAGTCGTGCAGGGGCAGTTCAGAATGAACGATACCGCACCGGTATGCAATGCTGTTGATCCGGAGGAGAAGGAATATGCGGACATTATGTCAGCTTTGCTCCGGCAGAACATGAAGCTCAACAGGCGTTCAGAATTGGATGCGCGTACTTTTGAGGAATATCTTATATCCGGTCTGCCGATATATAAAATATCATGGGCTTATCGTCGTGGAAAACTGGACGTGTTCACTGATTACGTAAATCCGAATTTTGTATTCTTTCCCGACAGTCTTGATTTCAATCTTGCAGACATACGGTTTTGTGGTCTCCTTCATGATCTTGACTTCTCCGAGGTACTTGCTTTGTTCTCACATTCGGATTCTGATGATATAAAGTTGAAGGAGATATATAACCATTGCCTTGATAATGAATATATCGCCTCGCAGTTCAGCCGTGACACACGCACGTCACAGATTGAATCCACTGATTTCTACTATCCTTCAGAGTTCGGAAAATGCCGTGTTATTGAATTATGGACGAAGGAGAGGCGGAAGGCCTGGTTTTGTAACGATCCCTTGGAGAGTGAGCCTTATTTTGTTCCTTATGATCAGAAAGGGCGCATTAAGGAAATAAACCGTAGCCGTCTTGAACTTAATATAAAACGTAATCCTGATGGATCTCCCATGTTGGATACGGACGGAACTCCCGTTACATTCATGGATCCGGATAAATATGCGGCCGAGAATCTGATCACTTATGAACGGAGAATCGAGACGTATTGGTATTACCGTTATCTTTCCCCGGACGGATTTGTGCTGGAGGAAGGACAAAGTCCGTATTGGAATGGATCCGAATCTTTCCATCCGTTTGTGTTCAAACCATATCCCTATATTGACGGAGAATTTCATCCGTTCATATCTGAAATTATCCCGTCTCAGGAATATTTCAATTACTACATGGTAGCCCTTGATTTTTATATTCGTAATGCGGCCAAGGGGGTGTTGATGATAGATGAACAGTCCTTGTCTGACAACATGAGTATAGAGGATATAGCGGAGCAGTATGTGAAGAGTAACGGCGTAATATTATATACAAGCAAAAGATCTGGCAATGCCCCTGATACAAAGACCGCATCATCCATTCCGGGAGGCTTCGACTATATCATACAACTGTCACGTTCCATGGTGGAGGACGTGTCAGGAGTCCAAGCGGCACTACAAGGTAAATCGGGAAGTTCTGAGAGCGGTGTGCTTTATCAGGCAAAGGCCGCACAGGCCTCATCATCCATACTGGATCTTATAAATACATTCAATTCATTTCTTACTGAAGTGGCATATAAGGTAGTAAAGGTGATGCAATGTTTCTATACAGGCCCGAAAGCGGTCAATGTCGCCGGTGAATCCATTCCCTATAATATGGATACAATGTATGATATTGACATTGATATCTCAATTAGCGAGGATAGCGACAGTCCGGTATACAGGGCGTTGACTAACCAGCTTTTAATGGCACAGGCTGAGAAGGGACTTATACCATTCAAGGCGGCATTGGAGGCCGGCAACTTCCCGAATTCCAGTAAGATTATAGCGGTACTGGAAAAATATGAGAAACAGTTACAGGAGTTGCAGGCGGCGCAACAGATGATGTCGTAAGTAGTGATTGGAAATTTTAATATTTCTTATTAATGATGGATTATACAGTATTAAACTTGTGGTTGTAAGTATTAAAAGTTAGTATAAATAATAAAGTAATGAGAGATGTAATCTACAATTTTATCAACGAGCACATGATGATACATATTGTGCTTATAGCCTTGTGTATTGCGGCTACAATGGGGGCGATGTTAGTAGACCTTATCACGGGAGTAATGAAAGCCAAGCAACGGGGAGAGGCAAGAACATCCACTGGGTACAAAAAAACAGCCGTCAAGGCGAAGAAGTATTTCACCCCGTTCATAGAGTTGTGCTTCATTGACCTGTTATGCTGTGTGGTTATCCCTTTCCCTGTTTTTTCCCTGGTCTGGACGGGATACTGTATTTTCTGTGAATTTAAATCAGTTCGTGAAAAGTCATGGGAGAAAGCGGAGTTGCGCAAAGCAGAGAAGACAATGAGTGTGATTATCGAGAATAAGGATGATATTGCCAAGATCATGGCTCAGATACTATTTGACAACGAAAATAAAAAGGAGGATAAGAAATGAAGTTTTTCACGATTGCGGAATTATGCCGTAGTAACACGGCCGACCGCTTGGGAATAAACAACAGATGTAGACAGGAGCATGTGACTGCTCTGACTGCCTTGGTGGATAATGTGCTTGATCCATTACGAGAATGGTATGGCAAGCCTATAACAGTAAACAGTGGTTATCGCTGTCCTGAACTTAATGTGGCTGTCAAGGGAAGCAAGACCTCGCAGCACATGAAGGGGGAAGCTGCCGATATCGACACTGGGGACAGACAGCAAAACAAGCTGTTGTTTGAGTATATCCGGAAGAATCTTCCCTATGACCAACTCATTGATGAGTCTAACTTTGCTTGGGTACACGTCAGTTACCGGGCTGATGGGGATAACAGGAAACAAGTGCTAAGTTTATGAAACGGAGAATTTATATATGGATAACGATAGCGATAATGATTTTGCTTATCTTTTCATGCAAGACTAGATATGTTCCTGTAGAGATTAAGACAACGGAAACAGTGGAAGTACATGATACCACCATAACAGAGAGATTGGTACCATATAAAGATAGTATTGCAGTACGTGATACAACATCTTTCCTGTCCAATCCTTATGCATATAGCTGGGCTCGATATTCAGGTGGAATATTGCAACATTCGTTGGGAATATGGCCAAATTCGGTACTTATAGTAACTGTTCCTCATTATATGACGGTAACCAAGCGAATCGAAGTGCCTGAGATTGTAGAGGTGGAGAAGAAATTAAACTGGTGGCAAAAAACAAAAATAGAGATAGGTGGATGGTCTATGATAATGAATATATTGCTTGTGTCTATGATGATTGTCAGATGGTTAAGAAAGAAAGGAGGTGCCCGTAATTTATAGATTGTATTTTTTTTCAATTCAGTCTTTCGTTATAACAAAAACCTTCGGCGGTCCGGATTGTAAGAAAAGGACCGCACGCTCCTTATCAGGTAGAAGTCGCTAAGGAGAAACAATACGTCGGAACAAGAATTGTTTTGCGGTCCCAGACTGCTTAACAATTTTCCGACGTATTTTGTTTATCCAAACAGTGATTATTATATGAAAAGTGATGAAATATATAAGGATGTATTGCAGGTTGTCGCTTCAGTGACGGGAATATCTGAAACAGGTATTATACATAGCAATAAAGAAGAGTGTGCGAATGCCAGATATCTTCTTGTGCGTTATTTAGCCAAGATTTTCTCTGACACGGAGATAGCGTCATTGACTAACAGAACCAAACAGGCTGTCGGCTCGATGCGGCGTAATGCTAAAAAACAAAGGGTATGGATTGTGGAAAACAATTGGAAAGAAATAGTAAACAAACTGGAAAATAAATATTTTATCTGCAAGTAACTTATTCCGTAATTTGCCTTTGCGGTCAATATTGACCGTGATATGTAAAATCATAATTATGGATAATGTAACAGGAATGAGCATCCAGGAATACGCCGCAATGCGTGAGCTGGAGTGCGAACACAAAAAGGGATGGGGCGCTACCGCTGCTATCTGGGTTATCGCTGCTGTGATTGTTATTGCTTTCTTCGTGTACAGTTGGCATAATAACTGTAATGAAAAAGTACAATTTGCAGTAGGGTTGGCTAATCTGACAGGACGTGTTAACTGTATGGAACCTGATGTTCGTTGGGCTGGGCAGCAGTTGTATGCTGCTAACGGTGCAATTTCCGCTACCGTTCAGGGAGTGGGCGACATGAAGGCCAATTTCGGTGAGCAGCTGTTCCAGTTGAACAAGGAAGTCTTCTACAATGACGGTTGTGGCTGTGGCCGTGGCAGAAACGGAGGTTGTGGCGGTTGTGGAAACCGTGAGTTCCGACAGACATCTACATATAACTTGGCCAGTACCAATGTTACGGTGGATGAAACTTGCCGCAATTGATTTCGTGAGGGTGGGGATTCCACCCTCATTTATTATTAATCGTAAAAAAGCTGGACTATGTTTAAATCAAGAATAGAAATTAGGGAGTTTGCGGTAAGACAGGCTGTTGAGTTACTCGGCACTGGTAGTCCTCAAAAGGATATTGTCGCAAAAGCTAGAGATATTGAAGCCTATATAATAGGAGAGGCCGATTTGCCGGAAGTTTACAATGATACGGAAGCCATCAACGGTATTATGGGAAGTGCGATGCAGATGCTGCAAGGCATATCCTGTTCGGAAATTCCGGTAGAGGATAAACCTGCCAAAAAGAAATAAGAGATGGGGGTGTCCATGTTTCAGTCAAAGAAACCGCAGACAGAGTTGAAGTTTACGACACGTGCGGAAGCGTTCAGTTACATGCTTATGTATATGACTGAGGAAAAACATGCGGATCCGCTGGAGGCAGCGCAGAAAGCCAATGAATTTGCAGACATCTTCGCCAAGAACATGGGTATCCCTCTTAAAATAGAGCCGGAACCACAGGGTGTCGATAAATACCTGTCAATGGCTACCAAGATTGCTAATTATATAGAAGAACATCCTAAGGTGGTTGAATACGGCGTTCCGGCTTTGACATTCGTTGCCGGTCTGTTCACTGGGAAAAAAGTGGAGCAGGCCAATGATAACATGTATGGGCAGCGTCCGGTACCGCCTCAACCGCAGGAAGAGATAGATTTTGATAAAATACCTGATTGATTATGGCATTAAGGAAATTATATATTGTGGTGGATTGCGAGAACGACGAGCAGAAGGAAGCTGTTCAGACCGCATTCAACGAATTGTCTAATACGCGGGCTTTGACCAGCCGGACGGTTATCAGCATGTATCCGTTTTTCAAGAAACATCGTGATGATCTGTTTGAGCTGTTCAATATGGTCAAGACGGGTGGTGTAAAGTCGCTATTGTCTGTAAGAGGTGGAACATTGATTAATAACTTAAGAAAGGGGTGATTATGAGAGTGGAAGGCAAATGTATAGGTGATTGCAGCAAGTGTCAGTTGCTGGCAAATGGTGAGGTGGATATGATTCCGTGCATTCTTGACCAGATTTTTATTCGGACAAGGAAAATCGAGAAAGAAAACGCTTTTATCAGGAGAAGTCTTGACTCCATGATGCAGGACAGAAATACAATCCAACTTGCCGGTTTGAGTGATAACGAAGATAAAACAGATTGATTATGAAGTATACATTCAAAGAAATGTTGGACGATGCGAAAAGGGCGGGTCTGACAAGTGACAAGGTCATGATGCGCAGTGCGGAAAGCATGAGCGAGCTTCTGTGCCTTGTGAAGGAAGAACATCCGGAACTGTACTGGAAATTTATGCGTGAGCAACATGGAATCATGTATGGTAATCATTACAATGAAGCTTTTGCGATGTTTGATGTCGGCATGATGAGGTACATTGATAGGGATGGAAAGAAATGTGAGGGTGCGCACTGGACGGCGGAACAGATAGAGGCAAGTACCCGGATGATGGGATTTCCGGCTGGGACTACGAAATGGGACAAGTATGTAGCGTTCAATGCCTTTTATTCCGATCTTTGTACAGTTTATAATGATGAACAGATCATTAAAGGTGCTCATAAGTTCTATTTTGAGGATCAGGACTGGGGGGACACAACAAAGATTTGGGATTATGTGTATTGCAAGAATGCAATGGTCTGATTCTTTGTAACAGACGGTTTGGGCTTATCAAAAACCGAACCGTCTGTTTTTGATAAGCACTATGATTCCAGTTTTTCCCGTATTTCCTTCAGAAGCCGGAAAGAGCCTGCCATCTTGTAATTCCCAAGATTCTGTTCTGCCTGCATTATAAGGCTTTCTACTGTCAGAGGGAGATCGGGAGAAAATGCGGATTTGTTGATTTGTAATGTTTTCGGTAATTCTCTCGTATTAAACCATTCCACCATTTCCCTTAATTCTTCCTCCGAGTAAGCTTCGTGTGTTTTTGTATTTTTCATAATGGTCTTGTTTTTGATTTCCGCAAAGATACGAAATTGAAAGCAAATCACAATTATTCTGTATTACTTGTAGAAGATTCAGGAGTGTGTGAACGTATCAAAGATCTGGCTATTGCAAATTCAGATTCCGCACCGGCATTCTCATTAATTGAAATATGATAGAGACCGGCTGCATAATATGCCAATGCTCCTGCATATTTGTTATGAAGGTTGATTTCTCCGTTTTCAGAGATTGAAGGAGTTGGAATATACCTTAGGCTGTATCCCCCCTGTTCCTTTACCGCATGGGCAATGATTGACCTCATGGTATCGTTGGTGATGAATGCTACCGGTATTGAGGGACCATTACCTACACCGGGAGCTGATGAATATTGTGCGCTGTATAGTGGCGAATTGTCCGGATATAACATAGTGACCGGATATCTCCATCCGGTCAGGTTCACACTGACAAACCTGATATAGTCCACAGGTATTTTGATGTTGGCAAAAAATAAACCGTCAGGACGTTGCTCAAATGAGATTGAGGATGAGTCCTTCATTTCCGAAGCTTCGGCCATCACCCCTTCGTTATTCATCAGTGCGAGTAGCGCGAGCCTGATGAACTCTTTCAATGCCTCATCGGTCTCAATTGTGAAACTGTCTTCTTCCGTCGCGCTCTCGTTGATGATTGTGCGTAAAGTCTTTAGTATATCTTTAACTGGTATCATGAGGCTTAGTCTAATGGATAATTGGGAAATTGTATGCCGTGTTCCTTGCATAATGAGGACAGAGTCTCCTTGTTGCCGCATTGCGAGCGCGGGGCTTTGAATCTAACCTCAAAAAAATCCTTCGCTTCAAGGAATGAGGTCACATTTTCAATATCCTCCTGTATGTCTCTGTCTTCCTGAATAACTTCTTCTTTTTCTCCAGTCTGCTCTGTGCTTCTGGATTCTTTTTCCTCCTGGTTGGAAGATGCCGGAGGTATATAGGTGCACATCCGTTTCCCAAGGATGCTATATCTCTGTTTTACCTCTTTTTCCTGTAATACAGAATTTTCTTCATTTTCGTCATGTATTACATCTTCATCTTCTTCTATTATTTCGGTAATGCGTCCTTCCCGGTACCACTTGTGCGCCCTGATTTTCTCTGCCAGTTCTCTATCCGTTGTATGATAGGTTGATTTGCCACGGAAAAAGGCGGAGAAGTTGATGTACATCATCCGTCCGCAGTGAATGACAGCGAATGACAATGAGGAGTTCGCAACAAATTTATAAAGTTTCTTCATACATTTATAATAATGATGAGGTGGATTTCTCCACCTCTGATGATGATTAAGTTCTATTATGCAGCCTGGGATTCAGGGACCGGAATCTCAACATATTCCGGAATGGACAGACGCGCGTGGGCATCTGGGAATCCGAGCGTCCAGCAGGAGAACTCTTGCATGACAACAGCGTCACTGTTACTGATGAACAGTTCCTTCAGGTTGTATGTGCTACGCTCCCAGTTTTGGAATACCCATTTGTCAAGATATTCAGGATCGAGAGAGAAGCCTCTTCCGTTGAATCCCCAAGCGTTGAACAGGTCATGGCGGTAAAACAGAAGTTTTGTTCCCATGCTTTCGAATGACTGGAAGTCAAGTCTCCATTTGTTGTAGTCACGTTCCGGTTCGAAGATGCGTGTGCGGTTGTTGGTTTTGATCTTGCATAATGCTGCATAGATAGTATTGTCAACAAACACAAGTTTTGTTCGGCTTCCATTACCGGCACCTTCAATGATGCGTCCTACAAGGTCTACAAGCTCGTCCTCCGAGATTACATATTGCTGCACATATTTTCCTTCTTCCACCACAGGATTTCCGGCAGAGTCAAGCACTTTCTCCCAATGTCCGATTTCAAGGTCTTTTCCGGCGCGGTACCAGATACCTTCGCAAGTATATACATTGCCTTGTCCGTTCACCGCATGTTTGCTCTTGATTCCGAACAATCCGGAGGCTTCCATACCGATACGCATGTCCTCCATTGCCATCCGTTCCACACGTGTGAATGACCATTCCACTTCGGTCTTGCTCAACCGGTCATAGATAGTCTGCTCTACCTGCATGATAAAACGCTGGCAATATTGTTCGTCCGGAGACGGAAGCTGGTAATATCTTCCTGTAGACACGTCCTTCTCGGCGGCAGCACGTCCCATTCTTAGAAGGACGGTACCCTTTGCAAGGGTAGGAATAAGATAAGGGTTCTTGTTGCTTGATTGTTTCCCGTTTACAGCATAGACAAGCGGAAGGTTGGTCTCACTGTTGATTGCGTGCACGCGCAGCATCAACGGGTGTTCAGGATCCACTTCATCGGTACCGGACTTGTAACCGGAAACAAATGTCCCATCAGCGTTCAGGACAAGAAGTGTGTCCATTGCACCCACTATGTTGTTGTCCTCCAGTTCTATTGCCTTCGGGGTCTCGGTAGTCATGGCTTCAAGCTGTTTCGCAAGAGTGGCCCGTAGCGGACGCTGTCCGACACTGTAGTACTTGATTACGATGCTGTCCGATTTGTTTGTCGCCCCATGGCGCAGAATCTGATCAATAGGCGTGCCGGTAAACTTCATCTCGACAATTGTCTTGTCGATCTGCTTCACGTACCATTCCGCGTCCATGATTTTCTCGTTCTTTGTTACGGAACTTTCCCCGCCTACTACCTTTCCGCCATCCCCTAGATCCTGGACTGAGCCTCCGTCCGAAGCATCGGCGGCACATGCATAACCTCCCCCGGTCGCTCCGGCAAGGAACATGAGCAATACGGAAAAGAAAAATTTGAATGTTGATTTTAACTTTTTCATTGTTCTCGATTTGTTTTTAAATTTATAAATAAAAGTTGTGATATGAGCCTGAAAGCGATAGACGATTAAATACGTCTCTTCATGTCTTTATAACGTTGTAGGGTAGGATCCTCCACTTTTTCCTCACCTCCTCCGTTCCCGCCTCCTCCAAGGTCCGCCGGAGCTTTTTCCGCAAGATTCCTGTGTATAGCTCCCGGACGTGCGGTACGTCCCTGTTTACGTCCTTCCTCTCGGGCGGCTTCTATTTCCATGTCCATATTGAAGGCATGGATGATTCTTTTCCAGTCTTCCGCATCCAGTTCGTGCCGGATAATTTTATGAATGATACCGTCTGTATCCTGTGTTCCGTACAGCCATTCCAACATGGAAACTACATTCGCCTCATCAACATTGACCTGCCGCACAGCTTCTGTCAGTGCCTCATCTGTCTTGCGCAGCTTCTCTTCCGCATCTCTTTTTCTTTTTTCCTCATCGGCCGCCTCCTTTATCCGGGCTGCCTCTTTTTCTTTTGCCTTCTTGATGGCTTCCTCTGTTGTTGCGGCCTCCCTGATATCATCTCCGTAATTGGTTATCAGATATTCTACAAGAGAGAACGGCTCGCCGTTTTCATCCATGCCGCTTGCCAGACCGGTCAGGATGCCGGCGGCTCTTGAATCTTCCGCAAGAACCTTGTTGAGGTTCTCTCTCTGTGATTCACTGTCGTCATAGCGTCTGAAAGAGTCATCAAGGAACTCGCCGACAGCGAGGTCGTCCTCAAGGTCGAGGTCCGGTTTTCTGGATGAAACAATGTCTCTCCATGATTTTCTTTCTTTTTTTTCTTCCATGATATGTCATTGTTGTCTTATACTGACAAATTTAGCAGTATTTGTTCAAGCCGGATTGATATAATGCAATCTACAGGAAGTACATTCGCCATCATTAAAACAGGAGGTCACATGAAGCACAAGGGAAATATCAGCGAAATACAATTGATAAGGAACAAGGAGATTGTACGTACATTCATCGAATTGAAAAAGACCTGTGCGTTCTCCTACTACAAGGATATATGCAAGGAGATTGCGGGCATGAAGGCGAAGCAGCATTATGTCAGTGAGGACCGGGCTTACGTGATCTTATACAGATATCTGACCGAAGGCAATATACCTGATTGCAGTCTGTATAAATATGAAATGTATTCCAGTCTGATCCGTTGTTGCCTTGATATCATGAAAAAGAAATCGGAAGCGAATCTCCGTCTTATCGTAAGACTTGCGATAGAGAGGCCTTCCGATTCATTCGGGATAAGTCCTGACCGCATACAGCATATTTTGTGGAAAGCTGGAATGAAATAGGTGTACCGCTATGAAAATGAGATATTCCATGGGGCTTTACTTGTGCATGGCCGTGTTATTGCCGTATCATGAATTCCTGTCAGGAAGTCACTGGCTCTACATGTTCGGACATGCCGGATGGTTTCATTATCTTTTGAACGGGATGGCATGGGCTTTTCTCTGGAAGGTGATAACCCCTGCACGGACGCTGACCGCATGGCTGCTCGCTGTTGGAATATCATTTTTCATTCCTTCCGGTAGCCCTGTGATCGGATGGAGTGTCATTATCTACTACTATACGGGTTTGTGCCTGTCCTCCATGGATGGGGGAAGGCGCAACAGGCTGTTTGCCATAACCGCTCTCGGTTTCTTTATGCCACATATTGCGGGCGGATATCATGCGGCTATGCTGACGGCCGGATGGATATTGCGTAAACTGGAGGTTGGATGGCAAAGAACATTAAAATAAACCATATAGAAACTCTTTTCTCAGCTGTTGTCATAAGGAACGCGGAAGAGATGATCCGCAGGAACCGTGAACGGGAAGCGGAACTTTTCAAATCCTATAACCCGTTGACGGGGGAGAACGCTCCTGGAAAACGGAGGAGGATATGTCTGGATGATTTTGTAAATTCATCTGTTTTCCTTCCTGTTGAGATGTTCTCCATCGGCTTTATCTATAAACTGGATCTTGCCGGAAGCATAGAGGAGTTCTGTTGGCAGACCTACGGGGAGTACAACGAGGATCTTCGTAATACTGTTATTCAGGAATTTCTCCGTTACTGGGCCAAATACGACTTTTATTTCTATTGTTATGCGTATGCGCGCATCAAAAACAAGGAAGGAGGGGAGGATGTGCCTTTCCTGCTACGTCCGGCGCAGGTAAAGCTGGCTGAGACGTTTGAAAGGATGCGCCGTGCCGGTAAGCCTATCCGTGTCATATTGTTGAAGGCTCGCCAGTGGGGGGGATCCACATGCACACAGATATACATGTCATGGATACAGATAATGCATGTGAAGAGCTGGAACAGCATCATTGTCGGACATCAAGGGGACAGTGCGGCTGAAGTTAAGGATATGTATGTCAAGCTCATAACCCAACTTCCTGAATTTCTTTTTTATGAAGAGGGGGTGGAGTTTGACGGCTCTCTTCCGAAGATCAAGGGAGGAGGAACTTCCAACATAAGCCTTATACCTTCCCGGAACTGCAAAATCAAGACGGCAACTGCGATGAATCCAGAGGGTGCCCGTGGTGGTGATTCGGCCATGGCGCATTGTACGGAGGTGGCGTTTTGGCCTCAGACGGAAAAGATGGATCCGCAAAAACAGGTGAAATCATCCTGTTCGGGAATCCTATACAAACCGTATACGATGATTGTGTATGAAAGCACGCCGAACGGGCAGAATTTCTACAAGGATGAATGGGATCGTGCCAATGGAACGGATGATCATGGGGAGAGGTTGTCCGCATTCGAACCGTTGTTTGTCGCATGGTGGGAGATAGAGGAATACCGTCTCGATCCGGAAGATATGCTGGAATGGGCCTGTACCCTGATAGAACGGCGTAACGACAAGTCCGGAAACTGGGACTATATGTACTGGCTGTGGACTATTGGAGCGACATTGCAAGGAATCTACTGGTACAGGCAGAAGATGAAGGAATATGCGGACATACAGGACATGCAGCAGGAGTATCCGTCCGATCCGGTGGAGGCATTTAAGTATTCCGGGCAGCTTGTATTTGACATTTATAAGGTGGAACAGCTCAGAAAGTTCTGCCGTGAGCCGGTATTCCAAGGGGATATTTCCGGAAAATCCCCGAAAGGTGAACAGGCTGTCGAAGGGCTGAAACTGTTCAGGCGTAAAGGAGGGGAATTGAAAATATGGGAGATGCCAGACAAGACATGGAGGTTGGAAAACCGCTACTTTGTGTCAGTTGATATCGGGGGGAAATATAGGACGAGTGATTACTCTGTGATTACTGTGCTGGACCGTGCGGATATGATGGCCGATAGCGGAGTGCTCAATGAGGACGCTGGACCGCGTGTGGTGGCGGAATGGTACGGGCATACAGATCCGGACCTGCTTGCGATCAAATGTGCGCAGATTGCGTCATTCTATAACAATGCTCTGCTCATTGTCGAGAACAACACGGCGTACAGTAAGCTTAATGATGTAGACACAGACAACGTCAGCGAATTGTTCTTTCCCATTCTTATCCCTCTTTATGATAATGTATATGCGCATAACCGGAGCGAGTTGGAAAAAAGGAGCCAGAAAGAAACCAGATGGGGATTCAATACCAACCGTAATACAAAGGTGGCCATTATTAAGTATATGGAACAGTGTGTGCGTGACAAACTGTGGATAGAGCGTGAAACCGGAATGATAAAGGAGCTGGGATGGTACATGAAATATCCGAACGGCAAATACGGCGCGCTTGCAGGGAAGCATGATGATCGGGTAATGAGCAGGGCAATAGGATTATACGTGAGCCGTTTTGAATGGGACAGATATCCGGTGAGGGTGTTGCCCACTATGGAAGAGAAAATGAATAACATGAAACGCCTCAACAGGTCGGCGACGGGTGCGGAGGCTATATTATATAAAAATTAGTAACATTATGGGAAAAATTAAGTTGTTTTTGAAGGCGGTAAAAAGCCTTGTGCGGAAACGCAGGATCGCAAGTCTGTGGAAGTCCAGCTTGTTGCTGAAAAAGGCGATAGAAGAGGCTGAGGAAAAGAATAAACAGGACGGAAGGCGTTATTTTGTCATATGGGATCCTGCACAACAGAAGCTCATCTCTATCACTTATGATTATTATAAGGACAGGTGGGACAGTTATAAATATCTTTTTCACCGGGGAAGGTTCCGTATGCGAATGAACCGAGGGCAGTTGAAAGAGATGTGCTTTTATTACACGAAAAGCAAGAACGGCTCACCTTCCTGTCAGGACGAGGAAAGAAAGGAGAAAATGATAGAATGGCAGAATTATTATCATCGTCTGCTGGTTAGTGACAGGATTCGTGTTATTTCTCGTGGCTGGAATTTAAAGTCATTATGGAAGAGGGTAACTTTGCGCTCAAATAAAATAGCACATAGGTATTAGTTTAAGGTTTTGGGGGCTCGGGCTTGTGAAAGTCTGAGTTCCTTTTATTATATACATTTCATTGTGAAGCTCTTGCTTATCTTTGAATAATAAAAAAATATATTTATATGGAAAGATTTGATTCTTGCTTTCATCCTCATCATGCATGTGATCCTCATCCGAATGAATATCATGAAAATATTCATTATACACCTGATCAGATTAATGCATTGCTGGGGCTTATTCCTTATAAGGCGGACAGGGCCGAAGTCCCCAAAATGGAGACGTTGAGCGATGTCAATTATATAGGTCATGTGGCAACTTCCGAAGCGTTGCCGGACAAGATGGAACAACCGTCATGGGCACTTGTCGGCAGTGTGAAGGAAACAAAGCCATACTTCTACTATGTTGAAGGATTTGTTCCTAAAGGATATCGGGCCGGATGGAATGATTTGAGCGATGTTCTGGGAACTTATGATCTCACAGTCGATAAGGTGAGCATCTTCGATTATAATCTGCTGACTGAATATAATGTAAGCCGTAATCATACCCAAGATACCCGGATATTCTCACATGATTGGAAGGAACAGAGATATTTCAGTGCATTTCCTGATTATGTTGAGGGGAAGAAATACAGACCCTGTGACCGTGTCAACATGCCGGAATACACGAAAACGTCGTTCGTAGCACAGCGAAGCACGTCCGAGGCCCCTTTTGTTGTAAAGAAGAGCAATGTGTTTACTTTTGAAGATGCCGTATCGCTTGTACCGGAGGAATACAGAATACCCGGCATGAAGGTCACGTTTGTTTCTGCTTACACCAATCAGGCTGAAACATGGTATTTTAAGGGAAATTCTGCTTCGCTTTGGAAAGACAAGAAAAGCTGGTGGAAGATTGATTTAGAGGCGGAGCGTAATGAGATTCATGCCGAAGAGGTATTCATTGAGAAGATGGAAGCACCGGAGATGGTGGCTGACAGGGCCATAGCAGATGAGAATGGCAACCGCATACCGGACACTTATCTTACACGCAAAGCTGTCAGACGTCACATTGAGGATACATTCAATGATATGTTCATCGATAATCCTCCCACCGTGATGGACGGGATGATAACGCCCGAGATGCTTAGCGAATCCACCAAACAGCTTATCGGCAACAAGAGCATAACCAATTTTGCGGATGATGAGGATATTACATCCGTTCACGGTCAACTGAAACTGGCTAACAAAAGATACGATCCGAACAATTACTCAGGGAAGGGAAGACGCTATCTGCGTAAGAACCTTGTGGCAGGGCGGAATATTCTGACTCAGTCCATGATGTGCTGGTCTGATACGATATATGTCATACAGTATGATTATGATTTGGAGGGGAAAACTATCACTATTCCTTCAAAATGTATTTTGGACTTTCAAGGAGGGGGATTTAGTAACGGTACTGTTGTTGGCGACAATACCAAAATTGAAGCAGGGCTGGAAAAGATATTCGGCAATATAACAATAAATGGTAGTTGGGATGTAGCTGCAGCTTGTCCTGAGTGGTTTGGAGCACTTCCGGATGGAGTACATGATTGTACTGAATCTATACAGGACACCATTAATAGTTTTGATATTGTTAAATTAAACAATGGAGTTTATTTTATAGGCGATACTATTCAGGTAAGAAGTAATATTACCTTGTTTGGAGAAAAAGGTAAAACTGTCATAAAATCTCCAATTACTAAGGAGTTTGATGTAAATGATTTACCAGATGCTAATACCCTTCCTTATATTTTTTACTCTGAAAAAGCCGTGAAAGTTCTATTTAGAGGGCTTTCTTTTATATTGGGGGATTACTATAATGGCATAGGTTTTAGGCAAAGTGTCAATGGGGATACGGATGAGTGGGATGCTAAAATATATGTAGAGAATTGCCATTTTGAGCATGGGTATAGAGCTGTAAGTATTGAAAGAACTTATAGAGAATGTAGAATAATAGATTCTATCTCATATTACGCTTGTGGTGACTACGCTTTTTTTATGGAAGGAACTGATAATTCTATCCATAATAGTACTGTTGGAAGTTGTCAACAAGGAGGTATTTATTTATCTCAAAATTCAAGGATGTCTAATTGTAAAGTTTTTGTGGCCAATAAAGCTTGGAGATATAAATACGACGCTGTTACTCCTAGAAGTAAATACGCAGTTTATGTAAGTGGTAGTTATTGCAATGTAACAGGATTGGATATTCAACAAAATTGTGCAAATGGTATTTATGTGGGAGGACATGATAATTATATTCAAGCTGTCCTGAATGCTAATGGATATCAGAGAGATAAAAAATCATCAGTATTATGTGCTAATGCCGTTTTGAAGTGTAGTAATAGTATATTAATATTTACTTCAACTACAGGTTTTTTAAATAGTTATGTATCTCATTATCTATATTCTGTAGGAAGCCCAGCTTATGCAGTTAAAGGTAATTATATAAATATAAATACACATGATGAACCAGGAGAAGATACTCCTTATGTGTTAAGCAATTTTTCAGCTTTTAACAATATAATATTCAATGGAGTGAATATAACTAAATGCCATAATCTCCCTGAGTATTTTGTTAAAAACAACATTCATTCAGAATATGTATCTAAGGGAGAAAGAATGTATGTTACAGTTGGTGCTGGTAAAGCGGTCTCTTTTGATTTAGATGTTACAACTTTTATCACACAATATACTGTTATACATCAGTATTTAACTTTTATAGTTAATCCGTCATTAGCAGTCGTAGATACACCCTTGTATGAAGTTGGAAGATATAAATTAATAGTAAATGTTAACAACATAGATTATACTCTGAAAACCGATATGTTCCAAAACGGGTTAGTATCAATAGAATCTATTAAATATTTATACGATATAATACCGGACCCGAAGGATTCACAGTGTAAATTAAGATGGGAATTAGCAAATACAAGTAAATCCGCTATAAACTTGGCAATTGATTACCCTATAATTGAAATATATAAAAATAATACAGGTTATGGAAGCAGTTATGAAACTAATATTATTCCGACGGATTTGAATAAAGATTTTTGTAAGGATAAGAAGGGAATTTATGGGAAAGTTGCAGATAATACTTATGATATTAATTTGGGGATTATAAAGTTTAATAATGCAATTTCTGATCCTCCGGAATCTTATGAATATATTAAGATAACTAAAGTTCCTACAAGTGGTTTTCGCTTTTTATATTCGACATATAGGATATTAACTGAATATTCTTTGCTATATGTAGATAATAAATTATATATACTATCTGATAGATACGATACTGGTAATGATTCTTTTTTAAATATAAGATGGATTTTTGATTCTGTTTCTTATACATTAGACATTTGGATTAAAGTTTCTTCAAAATATGGTAAATTGATAGTGAGAGATACTAAATGGGCTGCTCTTAACACTTATGAGTGGTTTCCTAAAAATACAGATCCATATCCGGTAGAGGCTGTTGATGCTGAATTTATTACCTCGGATATACTTGATTTGCCTAATACTTTAATTGGGATAAAAACCTATGATACGTTTGGAAATATATTAACTTGGTCTAAGTCTGATTGGTTAAATCCTGACGGAACTTTAGCGACAAAGGTTATTTTCGCAAGTAAATTAAATGATTTTATTAAAAGTAATACTATATATAATATTATCAGATATATAGATTTGGAAGGAAAAACTCTTACTGTTCCTGATAATAGTGTGCTGAATTTTATTGGAGGTACTATTGGAAATGGAACTATAATTGGAAATAAAACTAAAGTTATAAATCTAAATATTGATAGAACTATTTTATCAGGAACTTGGTTTGATTCAGGAGTCACTTCTAATAGGCCTACTAATGTTTTAGTAGGATTTCAATATTTTGATAGTACATTGTCAAAACCTATATATTATAAAGGTAATAATGAATGGGTTGACGCCACTGGTGCAACAGTGTAATAATGATAATTAAAATAAAAGCCATGTTACAAGAATATCAAATAAGAATGTTGGAAGAGTATAAACAACTTGATGACCGGGTGGAAAAGCTGGATAAGTTCATCAATGAATCTCCGGTATTTTTTAAGATGGAAGTACACAAACAAATGCTTCAGCATTGGCAGCTTTCGGCAATGAAATCGTATCGTGATGCCTTAAAGAAAAGATGTCTGGCAGAAGGATTTTCTCCGTTGACTGGGGATGGTATAGAATAAATGTCAATTCTATAAACTTTTTATTAAAAACATTATGGAAAATAACAACATACAAGATTCTTGCTGCAACGGCAAGTATGCTAGTATCAGGCAGATGGACAAGCTTGACGAAGTGTCGGGAAGAAGATTCCCTTTTTATCCCCGTACAGTGATACAGGCGGTACATGACGGAAGAACCGGCGCGCCGTTAGAAGCGATACTGGCACAGTATAACAACATTTATGTGCAGTTTCAGGGCACAGCGGTGCGTACGAGGAATATTGTTCCGAAAGAAATGAGACGCAAGGGTATTATTATATCATACGTAGACATGCTGGGGAATGCCATAACTGAGAAATGTGTGAATGATGCACAGAGGGACAACTTCCACTGGGGGCTTGATGTCAACTGGGTGCGTGTGGATGAACTCACACTTTCCGGAGATATTTCCGTATCGGTAAAAGGCACATGGGTAATCAATGGTGAGGATACCGGCATAGCTGCGCTGGGGCCCAAAGGAGATAACGGACTTACCCCGTGGCTTAAAACAATAGATAACAAGCTTCACTTCTCCTATGATAATGAAATATGGGAGGAATGTTCTGATTACATTGCGGCTTATTTCCGTTTTCAGGATAACAAATTTCAGATATCGCGGGAAAACAAGACATGGTCAGACCTTAGCGAAGAAGTTACAAACAGTTTGTATATTAAAGCTTATGTAACAGACAAGTCACAATATCCCAATCCTAAGCAGGGAGACATGATCATGGTAGGCCCCACCTATGCGGCCGATGATACGGAACACATCAAGCCCATATATAGGCTTCATGTGTATAATGCCAACGGATGGGTGGATAACGGGCCGTTCCAGTTCATCGCTGCCGGAGTGGTACAAGAACTGGGAGATAGTGAAACTGAGGTTATATCACAGAAGATTGTAAGTGAAAAATTTTCCGAGTTAGGAAATCAATACAAAGATTTCTCTTTAGTAAATGGAGAGAATATTCAATATGAGCTAATTGAAGGTAAATACATTAATAATGATGGCATTGAAAAGGAACTATCAAATTATTCTTATGCTGTAATATCAGAACTTACTAATATAATAGGCATTAATGTTTTTACTATAACTGGAGCAGATGCTCCATTTATTATATGGTTTGATTCAAATGATAAAATAATTTATAAAGTAATTGCGAATCAATCTAATAGTTCTTCTTACGTTCAGTCTTTGAAACCATTTAATGCTGCAAAGTGTATTGTTAACACTTATGGAGCTGATAACTTAATTGTAAAAAAATTATTATACTCTAATATAGATAATATTGAGGCTATTATGAACATCCAGAATATATATAACGGATATAATAGTTTGATTCAATCTGTACAGAATAGTAATTCATTGATTCGAAATCTTAATAATATACACACTATATCTGGCGCGTATTATAAGAATGGAGCAGGAAACATAGGTAGTATTGGGAGTTATTGTATAAGGAGGTATTTAATTCCCAAGGGTTCTACAAGCCTGTTCGTTAAAAAAGCAACATTTGGAGTAGCGTTTAATATATTTTTTGATAAGTATGATAATATTATATCTTCATTTGCAGGAGCAGAAAGCCTAGAAAAGAATATTGACATACCAACCAATGCTGTGTATATTGATTTTTCTGTAATTGAAAAAGATTTAATAGATATTATATTTAATCCAGAAATAAACACTTTTTTAGACACAAAATTGTTGGCGATACAAAATCAAATAGGATATGGAGATATTTTGAGTACAAAAAATATTATTAATGGACAATATTATTCTAATGCAGAGGGAAAGATTACGGAATTAGAAGTGTTTTGCATTGAACAGATTGAAATACCTCAAGGTACAACATCTGTTTTTTTTGACAAATTATCGTCAGGAGTGGCTTATAATCTAATAAGAGATATTGATAACAATATAATTGATAGTAAAAATGGAAAATTGACAGGTACTGAATGGGAGATAAGCAAAAATGCTTATTTGCTTGAAATTTGTTATAGTATTAATAATGGTAGAAATTTACATTTTAACCCAAGTAAAGGAATTATTAAAAGAATTGAACATTTATCTAAATTTAGTCTTTTAAGTGAAAGATGGAATGGGAAAAAAATTGCCATAGTAGGAACGTCTGTTGCGTTTGGAATGCTTGCAAAGAAATCATATGCTAAAGATGCTGCTGAAATACTTGGGGCAGAAATTGTATGTATGGCAATACCCGGTTTAGCGATTCATTGTGGTAAAAAAGAAGATGGAACATTATATCCTATAAATACATCAGGTTCTTCTGTTCTTTCAAAAGCGGAATACGATTTGGCAAAAGATTTAGGATATACAAGCATTGAAATACCAACAGAACCTATCAGTGAATGGGAAGCAGGCGGGACTTCCAATAGATATTATGCTACTTGGGAAAATATTTTTAATGAAGAAAATAAGGATGTTGATTTATGGGTATTTGCAACAATCCCTAATAATACTAATTTTGATAAAACTGATTGGGATTTATTTAAAAAACCTGACGTGGAAACTGCTTATGATGTAACTAAATGGGGGTATACAGATGATACAACATTCGAAGAACATAGGACTACATTTTTGGGTGCAATGCTATATTTAATTGATAAAATGTACAAACTAAATGAAAATGCAAGAATGATTCTTGTAATTGATAGTCTGTTTCAATATAAAAACGGGAAAGAAGCATTTCAATTACTTAATGACACGTTTGGCATACCAGTAATAGACTTATGGGGGAAAATGCAATGGGCAACTCCAGCTAAAAAAATATTGCTTTCCGAAGACGGAGCTGATAGACATCCAAGCGCATTTGCCCAAGATAAGATGGGTAAAATATTTGCAAATGAATTGTTGCTTGTAGAGTAACTAGAAAAGTTTTTTTGTAAATAAACCAACTGGCGCAGTCTGCCTCTGCGCCAGTTGGTTTATGTTTTAATATATTCCTATATACTCTTATTTGTTGGTTGGTTAAAATTAAATAATTTTTCAAAGTTTCCATCACTAAAGGCCGTTTCTAAGTTGTGTATCTTTTCGTCTCTTCCCTCTTTTAAAGAGGTTATATGTAGGATGTTTGCTGCAACATCCCAAGTCTCTAATCCGAATTTATTAAGATACTCTTCTACTGCTTTGTCTATACCGTCAAAATCATTTGTAGTGTCCAATCCTGCTACAATAATTGCTTTTTTCTCTGCACTGACACCAATACATTGAATGGAATCAATTCCTTTTTGCTTTACTCTATAGTAGTTGAATACAGTTGTCTCTTTGCCGTTTTCTTTCACTATCTTTTTCATGAAAGGTAGTTCTGGAGATTGTTCTGGTAAAACTACTAAATCCCAATTTACAGTTATTGTTTTACCAGGAATTTCAGTGAATACAGTATCAATACCATCCATATTGCTTGAAGAAACTGTTTTATTAGCTTTATTGCCACAACTAGCAAATACAGCTAAACATGATAAAAATAAAAATACATTTTTCATAATTATTAATTTTAAGATTTTCATAATCGCAAATATAGCGATTTGTTCATGAATGTAAAATATTTGCATGGAATTTATTATCTTTGCATCGCACATAGCGATGTGCATCAGGATTTGGACGGTTCCGATATAGTTTCGGGCCGTCCTTTGTTTGTTTTTACACTGACTGGCCTTGTGTATGTTTGTCCAATTATGACAAGGGCGGCTGTCTTTCCCAGATTGCCGCCCTTCCTGTCCAATAATGATTAGTAATTAGGTATAACAAAGGTACGCAAAGATATAAAACAATCTTATTAAAAACAACCTGTAATGTAAAATCTTGTGATTTATGTTGTAAATTACAATTATATGCGTATTTTTGTGCAAAAAATATAAAGTATATGAAAAGGTTGGTTATAGCCTCATTGTTTCTGTTCCCTTTTTTTGTGGCAGGGGTGGGAATGACATCATGTGAATAATTATATAAATATTTTTAACATGGAAAATTGTAAACGCAATCGGTTCATTGAAATGGTGAGCCGTATTATTCTATTCCTGCAAATACCATCATGGTTTGTTCTGCTGGTGTTTTTGATAAATATAAAACGAATAAATTTTACAGGTATATTTAATCTCTCTCTTCTTGCCTCTTCACTATTAATTATTATATTAGGATTTTTCTCTCGTGCAATAATTAAACTTCGATCTTCTTATGATGATTTAGAGAAACATACTGCGTCACAGATAGCGCAATATAAAAAAGACTTTGATAAAAAATATGAGGAGTTATCATGTGAAAAGGATTGTATAAGCAGAAAAGGGAAAGAAATTGATGAAACTTTGAAAGAAATTGTCAATATGATGAAAAACGAATATCCGGATTGTGATATTTCATATAAATATTTCCATGTGAAACATAATTTATTAGAGTCATTCAAAAAAATTATTTCTTTTAACAGAAAAGAATACAATAATTGTTTGACTAAACTCAATAAGGAATATTCTAAAAAGGAAAATGTGGTAAAAAGCATATTGGAAAGTCGTTTCCCTTTCAATTATGTTTCTTCATTGTATACTGACGCCATAACAGCTGTGTTTGATCGTGCAGCTAGCGATTTGCAGCTCAAACCAAATCCGGCATATACTGCGGCCGAAACAGTAAAAAGTCTAAAAAGGGAAGTAAGAAAATATATCAAGGAATACAGAATTATGTTGTATAAATATGAATATTTGTTGAAACAGTTTCCTGAGTTGGAGAAATATGTCGATGATTATGAAGCAATAGAGTCCACTTGTGGAGAAATAGGGATAGATGAAGTAAAGAACACATACGACAGGACCAAAGACTGGATATCAAAAGAAGAATACAACAGTATGGGAGCAGATGAAAGGAATCAGCTGGCACTGGACAGATATATAAATGGAAATTCAAAATCAAAGTGGGCAATTGGAAGAGATTATGAATTGTATATAGGATACAGGTTCAGAGAAGAAGGATGGGAAGTAGAACAATTTGGCATTGATAAAAGAGTGGAAGATTTGGGGAGGGATCTAGTTGTGTCAAAGTATGATTCTAAAGGTATTCTACAAATAAGAATTGTTCAGTGTAAGAAATGGAGCAAAGAAAAAGAAATTCATGAGAATGCGATTTGCCAGTTGTTTGGAACCACAATGCAATATATAATAGAACATGAAATTAATGGTACAATTATGAAGATGATAAATGTAAAGCCTGTCTTTGTGTCAACAGCTGATTTAAGTGAAACAGCCGCGAAATTCGCAAAGGCGTTGGGCGTACAGGTAAGGATTGTACCTATGGGTGATTTCCCTAGGATAAAATGCAATATAGGGAAAAACAATGAGAAGATATTTCATCTTCCTTTTGATCAGCAATATGATAATGTAAAGATAGACAAGCCGGGTGAGTTCTATGCATGGAATGTGAAAGAAGCCGTTCAGGCAGGATTTAGAAGGGCGTTTAGGTATTACGGGGCATGAACAATAGAGATTCGTCCACTGATAAACCAAGATGAGAATATCACTGACACAATTGATGTATGTTCGGGGATGTTTTCTTGGTATTTTCATGTGACAGCCTCATCTTTGCCTGATTATAAGAAGAATAAATCCCCGGCACGCTTGCCGGGGATTACTAACACAAACACTGGTCGGTTTCATTGCCGACAAAACAGAATACCTGCTTATACTATGAAAATAACAATTTGTTGCAAAAATAATCATTTGTTTATAAATAACAAATAAGATGTATAAAAATATTGGAATGTATTACGGATATTCTTTTTGTATAATTCCAAGCACGGATAGTATAAGAAAAAACCGGTCACGCTAGACCGGCAAATCTTAAATCTAAATATGAAAAACGCAAAACATTAGACGTTTCGTTGCAAATGTAGTGATATTTTTTTTATTCAAAAATAAATTCGCTTATAAATCCCCGTTTATCCTCACGGATAGACGGGGAAGAATGTTTAATCTAAGATTACTATGAAATGAAAACGGCTTATCCTCCCGGACGTGCGATTTTCTACACAAAAAAAATACAGAAGTTAAGCACATGCACTTTTTCAAGTGCCCATGTTTATTTAGCATTTACAGGTGCAAAGATAGTTAATTGAATTGAAAAATGCAAGGTGGCCGTCCTCCCGGATAACCTCCTTACTCCCTCAATGATTAAAAATTTAAATTACAAGGTGCATTTTCGCCACAACAGGAAAGCCGCAACAATAAATGCTTCTTCATTCTGCCAAATTTCTGCCAAACGTGCCAAGTACTGACATGTTTGGTGTATGTATGGAGATAAATTTCTTGGTATTATCATGTGACAGCCTCATCTTTGCCATATTAATAAGATAAAAATAAAAAATATGGCTATAATTAGGGGTGTATTAAAAAATAATGCTATCTTTGCAGTGCTACAGTTTTATTATCATATTCGGATTTGGGATTTTTTATGCCCGATATTGAAGTATTGCTTAAAATATAAGCAGAGGTTTCTCCGTACATATTCGCCCCAAAGCCGATATGGAACTGTAGCAAGTTGGAGAAATTCTCTGCTTTCTTTATTTATTAACGAACTTTTAATTTTCATTGTTTATGCTACAGTTGAATGAAAATTACTCAAACGGTGCAAATGCTACTGTGTTAAGTACGTCTACTTCACGAAACGAGGTAAAACTTATCAATACGTCCAATTTCTTAGGGCGTGAAATCAATGTTTATGGTTCGGTTGAAAATCCGCTATTCCTTGCTAAGGATGTTGCGGAATGGATTGAGCATTCAGACGTATCAACTATGGTGAGAACTGTTGATGAGGATGAAAAGCTGACCCAAACATTGTTTGTATCAGGTCAAAGAAGAGAATGTAACTTTCTGACAGAGGACGGTTTATATGAAGTCCTCATGCAGTCACGCAAACCTATAGCCAAACAGTTCAAGAAAGTCGTTAAGGAAATCCTAAAGACTATCAGAAAGACCGGTGGCTACCTCACCACCAAAGCGGACGACACTCCCGAAGAAATCATGGCACGCGCGCTGATAGTAGCGCAGGACACCATCAATAGAAAAGAGGAACGATTGAAAGAACTTCAAGCCCGAATAGAGCAGCAACAAGTGGTAATTGAACAGAAAGAGGAAGAAATAAGTGTAAAAGACGAGAAGATTAAGGTGCTCGCCCCGAAAGGTGACAGCTTTGACAAAATCATGTCGAGCGAGGGGCTTGTTACCACCAATATGATAGCCGCATTCCTGGGTATATCGGCAATCAAGCTGAATAAGATGTTGTGCGATTGGGATATTCAGTACAAACAGTCGGGAGTTTACTTTCTTCATGCTAAGTATCGGGGCAAAGGTTATACCAAGCACGTACCGCATCCATATATGGATAACGGTGTTCAAAAGTCAAGAGAGCATATGTATTGGACGGAAGCGGGGAGAAAGTTTGTGGTTCTTAAATTGACTGCATAATGGATAAAAGATATTTTGAAATAGAAACCACTTCCGATAGCACCATGAGCGTGCAATTATCTGAAACTAAAGACATAGAAGGGAATAAAGTAATACGTGTTTGCGATGAAGTCTGTTTTATGATAACAGATTCTGTTTCTTATGGAGAAGAAATAGAATTATACGCAAGTCTGACCAAAGAAGAGGCTAGAAAGCTGGCTCTTATTCTTATGAACATGGCTAGATAATAATCCAATAGATATAATACTTACTTTACAAGTCTTTCCCACCTTGTTTATGAGGTGGGTGGATTTTTTCACACCCTTAAGAGTTGTGATTTGCAACCATTACGATTAATTTTAAATGAATTTTATTATGAACAACAAGGATATTGAAGAAATGAAGAAACTGGTTCTTATGGTACTGGAGGAGAACAGAATATTGCGTGAGATGCTTGCCAAGAAATGGGAGAAGGAAGGCTGCCATACTTCCATGACTTTGGTCAAGGGAGGAAAGTGATAAAATCAGTTATAAAAGTTGGCGTTTACATTGTGATTGCCAACTTTTTTTATAGCTTTGCATAAAAAGTATGCAGAATGGGAAATTTCAGCAGACAACAGGAGGAGAAGAAGGAAGTTAAGGAAAAGGATAAAACCAGGCGTGAAAGACTGGCCGGATATTTCTTCGACTTGTCAAAACTTTCATTTGCAGGTCTTGTTATAGGAGTTGTAATACCATTATATTCAGATTTATCAAATGAAAATAATTGGTATTCTATATGTACTGGAATTCTATTAACGATCATTTCGGCGGTTTTCGCCAATAAAATATTAAAATAATATTAATATGAATGCATTAGGTTTTATTTTTACGGTAGGAATTGTAGTGGTAGGTGGTATATACCTATGGACTTTTACAAAGCCCGGGAAAAAATGGCTTAAAGATTTATAAAGACAAAAGCACTCGGAATGGGAAATTTCATTAAGCAACAGGAAGAAAAGAAGGAAGTTAAGGAGAAAGACAAAGTGAGGCGTGAAACGCTTGGAAAGTTCTTTTTCGATTTGGCTAAATTGGCTTTCGCTGGTCTTTTTGTTAGTTGGATTACGCCTTTATCTACTAATGTAAACAACAATGTTGCATGGACTGTCTTAGTTGGAGGTGTAATGTTTACTGTTGTATTTGCTATGATTGGAAATAAAATTTTAAAATAGGAGGTTTATATGGATATGCTTGCTATGACTTATATAATAGGAACTGTTATCGGAGTAGTCTTTCTTATATGGTTATACACAAAGCCCGGTAGAAAGTGGCTAAAGAGCTTGTAGTATACGCTATAATAAGGAGTAATTTATGGAAGGTTTATTGATTGTGCTTGGTGGTTCTGGAATGTTAGCCTTTTTCTTTGCTATATGGTTAAATACCCGGAAAGGCAAGAAATGGCTCGCAAATCTATAGTGTACTTTTCATTGGAAATATGAGGGTATTATGGATGCATTGACAACGATTTTTTTAATAACTAGTGTCATAGGTTCCGCATTGGTTATTTGGTCACATACCAAGTCTGGAAAGAAATGGCTTGCAAACTTATAATAGGTGTATATGGGGCATCTATAATCCGCAAAATTAGATATCTACTCATAATATTACGAAAGAATTTTGATTTACATTTTGAATCGAAATATAATTTAGAAACATATCTAAATTACTATCTAATTGTTAGTCTTATTTTTAGATTAAAAATTAAATATCTATTTTTGCAGAAAAACAAATGGTTTTTGATGAATTTTTAAAACTGAAGGTGAACTTTTAGGGTTCTGTTATTGTTATGATTAATCTAAAGACTAAAGCTGATGAGAATTACGATGCTTTTGTATTATTGAAGGATAATGGCAAATTTAATTCTTCAATACATTGTGCTTATTATTCAGCTTTTTTATTATCTATATATTCATTATGTGTGAGATTTGGATATCTTTATGAAGATATACAGAATAATTCAAGAGGAAAAGATAATCATGCTTATATCAGGGATGAACTGGGAAATAAGATACATCAAGCGAAGCCATTAGATTATGTTGAGTTTCACACTTGCCTTGGTAAATTAAAAAAGGAACGGAAAAAAGCTGATTATTCGAAAAATCTGGTTACAAATAAAGATGTGGTAAATATACAAGATACTATAGATAAATTCAGAGATTTGATAATTACAAAATATATTTGATTATGGATGCAGTAAAAGATTTTATCATTGAACGATTAAAGAAACTTAGTAATATGTTCAAGGGCATTTCTATCAAATATGCGTTTGACAGTATAACTGAATTTCATATAATTGAGATATCACCGGAAAATATTAGAAGAAGAGATGATGAATACATAAGGTGGGAGTCTGATATGTGGAATGATTTCTTTGCCATGTTCCCAGATGAGGATTTGCTTATTTCGGAGCCTTGCGAGTCTAATGATATGCATAATGTGTTATTTGACAATATTCCGATTGTGGATAGTGGCAATTTGCTTTATTGTATAGATTTAGATTTTGGTGAGATGGATTCTTTTTTAAATATTGACACTATAGATTTGTTAGCAGCGTGATTATGGCAGAAAAAGTAGCAAGTTTCCGTTTAAAGGAATATAAGATAAATAAGGCTAGTATAGAATTTGATCCTGATAAACCTCTGTCTAAAATGTCAATAGAGATCGAGAGGAAAGGTGATATAGAGGAAAATAATATTTATAGGATAAATATGTATATTGGTGTTTCTGATGAAACGAACAATTTCAAAATCAGTGCAAACATGGTAGCTTTGTTTGAATTTGATTCTGAAATATCTGAAGAGAATAAAACTAGTTTTGTAAATTCGAATGCGCCAGCCATTTTGTTCCCCTACTTTAGGGCATATATATCAACATTGACATCTCTTTCTGGAATGCAACCTGTTATCTTGCCGACAATAAATTTTGCTAGAATGCTGGAACAGCAGGAGAAATAAATAAACATTAAAGGGTTATCATTATTGGTAACCCTTTAATATTATCGTTTTATTGTCTATACACCTTTTCAACTTCTTTTTTCACTTTTTTGGTGATAGTTTGTTTCTTGTATTTTTTCTCCATATCCGGGTATTCCGGATGTTCTTCCAGCCATTCCTTTTTATCTTCGGCCTCATCATGCTTTCTCTTGAGTTTTAGGAACTCTTTTTCATTTTTCAAAGTTTCCCTCTCTTTCTCATTGAGATTGTTGATGATGTATTTCTTTTTTATTTCAGAGTCTTTCCTTTTAGATGTTCTGTCTGAATAGGGCAGTTTCTTTCTGTAGTCATTAAACAGTTTTCCTGCCTCATACATCTTGTTCAGATATTCATAAGGTCCCATATCCTTGTATAGTTTCTCGGCCATTTCCTTTCGTTGGGATTTGGGAAGATTGATCAGAAACATGAAATCTACAAGGTCGGGGCGTCCTTCCCTTATGGCGGATTCGGCGCCCAGATAAATGTTTTCCAGTGTCTCTACATTTAATCCGGCAAATTTTCCTAATTTGGCGGCCAGCTCCCTTTGTACATTCAGGTTGAATCCATCTTTTACCGCCTCGCTTATCAGATTTGACATCTCTGTGATGAATGAGAGAGGATCATATTTATTTCCTTGTGATATGGCGTTGACAAACTGTCCAATGGAAGTTCCTCCCAAGGAACTTAAAGCGGCAGATAAAAATATGCTTTTCAATTGTTCATCAGTGAACCATAAATCATCATCCCCGTCTCCGTATCCGAACATGGCGTAGATATTGGATATGAGTGGTGCTGTGATTCCAACAATACCATATCCTCCAGTCGCCCACAAGCCTCCCATCACAAACAGCCCGAAGGTAGCTTTTCTCAGCCCGGTAAGATAGCTGTCCATCATTGCTTTTTGGGCTTCGTCTTTATTCATTCCGGATTCAATGTTCAGATTGTATATCCTCTTTGCCCGCGCCATTTCAAGAAGCCCCTCAATACCCATCCGCTGGTATCCTATGTTGCTACTTTGGTAAGTGGTCAGTGCCTTGTAGAACACATTGCCGCTTGCCTGCATGGGGGACATCATTTCCGGGCTGGAACTCTGCTGGCTTTCATTGAATGCTATTTCAGCGTTGTATCTGGCTAAATTGGTGGCTTCCTCATTGCCCAGACCTCTTTTTTGCGCACGCTCATATTCAAAATTGTAAACGGCTCTCGCTCCGGCCGCACATGTCAGCGCGTCAATAAGCTTGTTGGGATACATGCCTGCATTGGTAAGTTTCTCCAGTCTATTTTTGAATGCATTTTCATCCTTTAATGCCTCGATCCCCATATTTCCCGTATTAACCCGTTCTTCAAAAGAAGGAAGATACTCCTTCGCCCATTTCATGTTTCCTGCCGGGGTGAATATGTATTTGAACAAATCAGCCTGATATCCCGGATTTCCGCTGTATGCTGAGAATGCCGGATAGGAGAGCACCTGCTTCATTGCGGTGTTGAGTCTGAATGCGATATTGGAACCTGCCCAATACCTTAGTATCTTGTTTAGTCCGTTGTTGAGCGAATCTTGTTTCTGCTTGTCATTGAAACTTCGTATGGCTACCTCCGCCGCCCTCATGAAGATATCAAACATTCCTTTATGGTTCGCCTCCATATAGTTCTTGAAAGCCTTGCTTCCCCGCAGGAAATTAAGATCCTGGCGCAGTTCCGCCATTGCCGCCCAAGTTTCCATATCCTTTCCGTATTTTAGCATCAGGTCAAAAGCGTTCCTGCTAGTGTCCACCTTCAGGGTATTTATCGTACGGTTGATTATGTTTCCGGTTATTGTGCTTGGCATACCGATGATTGTTTCTCCCAGCTCCCCCTTCTCACGGATTTCGGATTTGGCTATGACCATAGGGAAATAATTCTCCCGTGAAGCCATGCTGGTTCCCGTCATTTTTACATGGACCGGATTGTACCTTTCTTCCCGCAGCCTTGGAAAGAAGTCGTCCGTGATCCATTCTCCGAGTTGCATGTATTCATCGCCTATAAAGGATTCTATCTCGGTCATGCTGTCTTCCGTCCATCCGTCCGCCTCTAGCTTCATCTTTCCGTCCGGCTGTCTCCATGTGAGCCATACATAGAATGCCTGCCCTTTGTTTAGGTTTGCCTCATACAGGTCGCCCTCCTTATGGTAATTGCTGTCGTACATATATTGTTTGTGAATTCTTTTTTCTGATTTTTGAGAATCCCTGAATACATTTTCCATTGATTTTCCGAACAGCTCTTTTATTTTTTCTTCCAGTTCTTTGTTGTAAGCCTTTACCCCCAAATATATCCTATCGTTGGCTTCCACCACTCCATGACTGCTTTTCATGAAATAATCGTACAAGGGACCTTTCCCTATGGCGTGGTTCCTGTCTATGGCTTTCAGCAGATAATCGAAACTATACATGGGATAGGCGATAAAGTCACCGATACTTTGCAATATGGACACAGTTTTTTCCATATTTGTTTCTTTCTCGTTTATGCCTTTTATTCTCTTGTCTTTTACGGCATCTATTCCCATGCTGATAATTCTTCCCCGATGTGCGGTTTTTTCCTTGTTCAGCATGGCAAGGCGGCTTTTTCCGGTATCAACAAGTTCTTTCAGTTCATTGTACACATTATCGGTCATCCTTATTAACTCTTCCTGCGCTACGGGTATCTGTGCAGCTATTTTCTCAGCCTCCTGCAGATAAAACTTTCGTGCTTCACCCTTGTTGTTGTAGGCGGCTCTTCTGGTGGTCACAAGATCGCCCTCCAGTTTGTCCAGATCTCGTTTCATTTTTCTGGATTCGGCCAATAGTTCGCGTATGGAAAGAGAATCATACTCATCGGCCATAGTCTGTGTGAACACACCTGTTCCTTCCGCCGCTTCATCCATGGCATTCTCTAGCTCTTCCCGGCGCTTCCGTATCTCTTCAACGGATTCAAGTTCTTTAGTTTTCAGCAGTTCGGCTCTTTCTTTTAATAGATTATCCCTCCGGCTTTTCATTTCATTCTGCTGACCGGTAAGTATGGTGATGCTTTCAGGGGATGTCTCAGACTTTATGAGTTTCCCCAGTTTTACAATTTCGCTTCTTACGGCACGGAGTTCACTGTCAGCGCTTGTTAGCAACAGGTCTTTGTAAGCGGATCGTATACTGTCAAACACACGTCTGGTAGCCTCATCAACAACTATCCCTTTTGATACGCCTCTTGTATCCTGCCCGGAAAGCTTCGTTTTTATCATTTTTTGCATCCTTTTCACCGAACTGTCATATTGGGCATAGTTTATCAACTTTTCAACAAGATTTAGTGGTTCCTTGAGTTTATTTGTTGATGTGGCCTTGTTTACTTGGGCAATCAGTGACTTTATCATATGTGGCCCCATTTCTTCTCCCGCCTCCTTGGTCAGTCTTTGATCTATAAAGGAAAGCATGGCTCTTGACGCAGTCTCGTATTCCTCTTTATTTCCTTTTCGTGCCTGATCCAATTGCTTTTTCAATTCCCGTATCTCTTCTTTCAGATTTTTAATAATCTCCTTCTTTTCTTCCTTTCCTGGAATACGGAAAAAGGTCTCTTCCTGAGGAACAGACGGGATGGTACGTGAACTGCCTGAGAACTCACCAATTCCCAGTTTTGAACGCATGACGGTTTCCTTTGCCACATCAACAGGATAGTTTGACTGTTTCAGTCTGTTGTAGCTTTCATAAAGGATGTATCTCAGCTCATTGTCCGTCAGTTCAAATCCCAGATTCACTTTCGCTTTACGGAGCATGTCTATAAAGAAGGTTTTGATTCGTGTCCATAAGGACTGCTCCGCAAAGGTAGCCGGTCCGCGTTCGGACAGGTCTGCCATATATTCCTCTGTTGCTGTACGGATGGATATGTTCTCATTTTCCGCCATCCGGTTGATGGCCTGTCTGATTGATGGTGCGGCATTGTTGTATACATTGTCAAGGAAGGTGTCGAAGTCCTTTCCGAACAGCTCACGCAATCCCTTATGTGCCACCACCTCATGGAATATAGTCGCCTGTGCGTCCTCCACGGATGTTGTGTTTGGCATATAGAGATACACTTTGTTCTCCTTTGGCGAGTACCATCCTTTGATATCGGCTCCCGATTCGATACGTCTGCGTGCCTCGCCTTGTGGAAGCTGGTCTGCGGAAGTGATTTTTTCTATAGGTGTATGAAGAGATGCGGAAAGTTCATCCACCGCAGCATTAATTTTCCCTTGTTTAAGTGTTGGATTCTCAAAATTTTCTACTATCTTTGTGGCAGAGGAAAGTCTTGAACTGCTGAGGGCTTCCGCGCTTAGTGCGGAGTGGTGCAGATAGTCCAGGGCTTTTTCTTTATTAATATAAGTAGCCAATCCTCTTTCTATCCAATCTACTATATTATCATTTGCTTTACCAAAAATGGAAGAAACAATATTAAAATCAGCATCTATCTGTCCTTTTCCCAAGTCAATTGTAACAAGAAAATTTCCGTTTTTTGTTCTCAATTCCGTAAGGATGGAACGATTACCAGTTCTTCCAAGATTGTTAAATACGCCGATAGGGTCAGAAACGAATGCTGGAAGATTTTCAAGCTCGGACAATGAAAAACCGTGCTTTTTCATCTTCTTAATGATTTTACTTCCGTATAACTTCATTGGTTTGTCAGCGATTCCTGCGGATAGCAATACATCCGATGGATAACCTAAATTAAAAGTAACCTTATCGGCATTCTTCTCCGTCAAAGTTGACAATGCCTCATTGAACTTGCGGTTCACTTTGTCAGTCTTATCGGAAGGCATTGGTCGGGAAACATTTGCCTCCAAAGCGTCTTTTATAAATATCTGGTCTTCTCGTGCTACATCTTCCGTTTCCGAAGCAAGAGTATTGCGGCGTTCCTCAGGTGTCATATTCATACGGGATTGTACATTACGTGCTTCAACTTCACCTGATAGTTCATTGTATCTGTCGTTTTCTCCACCAAGTCCAAATTTTTCAATAAGAGATTGATACTCATTATAAGCATCCTCATATCCTTCTTTATCATAACCCCGCACCCAAAGATTGAATCCCTTATCAAAAGCATTACGGCTGGGGATAAAGCCATCCCCAAACTCGAATCCATCTGAGTGATATTCATTTACCAAAGCATTATAAACATCCATCTGTGAAGCGTCTTCTCCAAGTTCCTCACGCTTGTCAGCAAACTCTTCAATCATGGACCAGGCATCGCGCTTTTCTTTTAATGCGTCAAGGTATTTTCTATAAGTCATACTGTTTCCACCACGAGCGAATCCTTCAATTGATTGTACGGCATGCTGTACCTCATGCGCTAAGATACTACGGAAATCCGCCCTGTCTAGAACAAACTCATTCACACGTATCAAGTTTTGGCTTCCATAATAAGTCGCTCCCGTATTGCTTGTAGGGGCGTTGTATATCTCCACGCGTATCTGCTTCAACTCCGGATAAGTCTTAAACAAATTCTCATCCTTCACATAATCGTCAAGATAACGCACGTCGTTCGCTTCGTATGTGGCGCGAAGTTCTTCTGCCTTTTCTGATAATTCATCAAAACGGGCTGCTTCTTCTTCCGTTAGCTCTACTCCATCAAACAGTTTGTCGCTTAGCGCATCATACTCTTTGCCCCATGACAGGTTGGACCAAAGTCTGTTTTTTCGCGCAAGTCCTTTCGGATCAATCTCGAAATCCTCCACTTCATATCTCCATTTTCCGTCAGCCCCACGTTCCCAACCTGTGGCCTGCTTGATTTTCCTAGCATTTTCTTTTTCATTTGTTTGGAGAAGAGAAACTAATTTCTTATCTTTGATATTGGAAATAGGAGCAGTTTGTATTTCCCCTCTATTCGTCGGACGATTCCGATCTTCTGTTCCAGCATCGGGCGTTGAAGACAATTCAGTCGAGGAGGAAGGATTTATTAGGGCAAGTTCATTTATGAGTTTGCCCTTTTCTATGTGTGTGAGTTTGTGGTCATAATAACGGTTTCCGTCTTTTTCTTCTGCTTCTACCATACGGACTGTATAATCTTCACTGCCAATTTTCAACCCACATATATAATAATGATAAGCCACTACATTGGGATTTTTCTGCACGTCTTGGTTTTCAGAACTATCTATATATATAGCGTTTTCTATAATTGAAGGAATGGCTGCCACACTCTTGATTTGTACAGTGTCGTTAAGCGTGTCATGCTGTAATATTTCTTTTAGACCACCGTTCTTGCGCCCTCTTTGTAATTGAATGGTTCTTCCTGTGTCTTTGTTTGTGTATTCTCCTTGTAAATTTTTCCCGTATTCCAATGCGTTTTTCTTATACTGTTTTAAATCATTGCTTGGAGTCACTTCTTTTCCTGTAATCTCCACAGGCATACTGTTCCGCAGCTTCTCAATGCGTTCTTTCTTCGTATTGAAAGCGGATTCCATCTCTCGTGCCACATTCAGGTTATCAAGGCGAGTAGTTGCTTCCTCTGCCTTATCCAATTGGGACGCGCCTTTCTCTCCAATAAAACGATATCTTACATCCGCTTTTCTTGCATTGAATCGCTTGGAAGGAGGAATAACATAACCTTTGCCATCACGGGTTATCAGGTCATTCAGCTTTCGGTTGTTTTTTGTATTCTTGTAGCGATAATCGCTCCTGTCATCATATCCCCATTCGTTGATATCATTTCCGTCCCAATATAGATTTTCAGCCGGTACTTCTTCCTTCATAATTCTGTAATTGCCGTTTAAGGCATGTTCTCCATGAACTTTTACATAGGATTCAGACAGGGAAACCCAGTCACCGTTTCTTACCTTTCCTTCTTTCAATGATTTTGGAACGGCACGATAGATGGTAACGGTCGGTTTTTCTCCTTTGTCAATGGCAGACAATGCTTCATTGATTGCGGCGGCACTTTCATTTCTGTATTGATCCCTGTTCATGCGAAGCTGCTCATTTAAGGATTCGCGTATCTGATCTTTGTTTGCGGCAATGTCAACCATGTTTTTATCAATGCCTTCCTCATCATAAGAGGGGGCGCGGTGTGCCATTCTGAATTCATCAGCGGAAACATAACCATTTCTTCGTGCGGATTCGTTTATGATATCACGCATACGGGCTTCATTATTTTCTTCCATAGCCTTGAAATAGGCCTCATCCATCTCTTCATCCGTCATCAGTTCAAATTCCTCCAGACGCTTCTTTTCCGATTCGGCTTCCTCCTCCGCACGTTTACGGGCGGCTTCCATCATGTTACGGGCTTTCATTTCCTCTTGCACGTATTCATCTCTCAAGGCATCCACATCACCGAACTTTTCATACAGCTCTTTTTTGATCGGAGAAAAAACTTTTACGAATTGCCCTAATGACAGGTTGGAGTTCTGGAGACGCACATCTCTGCTGATTGATTTGAAAGCATAACTTGCGCCACCCAGATTTTTCATTTTCATGGATTGTGCGTACTTTTTTATATCGTCTTCATTAAGGTTGTGCTTGTTGGCGAAAGAGCTTATCTCCTCATTTCCAACCTCGCGAAATCGGATATCACTTCCCTCAGAAGCAAGTATCTCATTGCTTTCGTCATTCATTGCGCGTAAGCCGGAATATTCAGCTTCAAGTTCCTGCTGTTCCTGGTTCAGTTCCTGTTGCTCGGAGAAAACAGCGTCTCTCTCAACGGAGTCATTTCCGGCTTCTACCAGAATATCCTCCAGTTCTATCTTCCTGTCCTCTATTTCGGCCAGTCTTGTTTCTATGTCCTTCATTCTGTCCGCATTGGCGGATTCTATGGAAGGTGCAAGTTGCACAGGATTTACGCTCTTGTATTCAGAGAATGGCTTTGTCTTTCTTACAGAAGAATCAATCCATTTATAGAACTCATCCTTCGTTACTTCTGTAATGGCACTTATTCGGTTTTCCCAACCAGGAGAATAGTTTGCAAGATAAGAGGAACGTGCCTCATTCATAGACGGAAAACCGTACATCACCTTACTTTCGTCAAATTCACCTTTTTCATTGAGTTGGTCCACGACAAACACATTTCCTTCGGATGGATTGTCAGACAGGAATATATCTATATGGTCACCGTCCACGGCTTTCGTGCCACGGATATAGCCGTAGTCGTTGTTCATGGTAATGCTCCATTCCTGTCCGTTGGCATCCCTCCCGCTACGGACAGAACCTTTGGGATTCTCGATGGTTACATCGTACCCGTCAATCTTGACATGACCTTTCTTGTAGTTGCCGGCCTCCTTTTGCGCTTCAGTAGGAGAGGTGTCGACCATTTCGCGTGCTTCCGCGATATGGTCTAGGAGTTTGTTTGTGGATGTGTTATCTTGTACATTGTCATTCTGAGGATACAGTCTTTCATCAGTCTGTCCTTCCATTTGTCCGGATTTTCCTTGATATCCTTCAGTTCCGACGGCATGAACAGGTTTTTCTCCTTGCAGAACCGCATCGCCTCTTTCGCGTATGCCAAATATTCCTCCTTGCTCATCGCTTTCACGCGTTCCGATTCCTTCGTCAGTTGGATTCTCTCTTCTGTTGTCATATTCTTGTTGCTTTATTATTTCATCGGCAAATGTATTATAAAATTCAGACTTTTCCTCATTCGAATAGACATTTGATTCAGAAAAGGCCTCATCATTAACCCATGCTTCATATTCATCCGGAGACATGTGATATTGTTCTTGATAGAATTGTTCTTTCAGTTCATTCTCATATTCTTTTTCCGCATTTATGGCGCGTTGCGCTTCTGCGGTTCTGTTGTTTCTTATCATATTGCTGATATCACCAAAAGTCCGGCTTTGTTGTAGAACGGACAGGATCGCGTTTGTTCCGGCCATACCGGTATTGTCATTTTCCAGTCCTTCTTTCGCCACTATTGCCGGATAACTTTCATGGGCGATGCTTATCAGTCTGTCTCCGGCTTCCTCTACGGTCATACCTCCCTTCTCTTTTTTTCTGAAGATGGAAAGGAATGGCGTCAGGTCTTTGTGGTTTAAGCCAGTCATGTTTCTGACACTTCTTTCTCCTGTCATTTGTAGGAACAGGGATTTTCCCAGTACCAAGGATGCAAGCTCTTCCAAAGTTTCCGGCTCAGTACGTGACAGGATCTCCTGAACAAGAGGATTGTCTGGAAGATCCGTATCCGTTATTGACTCAGATATTTTCGCAGCAGGCTTCTGAATACTATTTTTCCTGCCAGTGTCTGGAATTCTCTCTGGTCCCATGCGTTTTTCACCTGTTCTCTCAGCTTCGGGTCTCTTCTCAGTTCCTCTTTCTTTGCCTTGTTCGCTTGTTTCTGGAACTGGTACGGGCTCATTTGTGTCATTTCCATTCGCGCCAGTCTTACTGCTTTCTGATATTCCATTTGTTGGGTTATTATTAGTTTCTGTTACGGGTATGACGGAGTTGTAGAAATTCTTTATTTCTTCATTCTCCGCTTTTGCTTCTCTAATAGCGTCCCTGATCTCATTTCTTTTTCCCCGTGTGGCGGATGACAGGGATTCATTCAGTTCTGCTATCTGTGCATCACTCGCCTCTATATCCTTTCTCAAGTCATCCAGAGCAGTTTCAAGTGATTCTGTCAGACTTGTGTATTGGAATGACTGCTGTGGCGTCAGAGCTTCATAATCAATGCTTCCGTCCTTTTTTTTAGGGAAAGAGGATATAAGTTTGTCCAGTTCGGATTTTTCGGAAACCGGACTCTCTGTGCTTTCCTGCAACGGTTGTTTTTCCACTTCTTTTCCTTCAGAAGAGGTCTCATTTATTGAACTCTTGGATTTTTTCACCCAATCGGTGTACTCTTGAATGGGAACCGCACCTAACTGGTATGCTTCATTTTCCAATATATTCATTGATACCTCATCGTTTTTGACCTCATTGTACTCATCGGTTGGAACGACAAACATACCTCCGATTTCCTCATCAAAACCGATAATGGTCATACTTTCTCCTTCTGGAGTGATATAGGAGGCACCGATTTCCGGAGCCGCTTCCGCATCACCTTTTCTTTGTGCGTCAAATAGAGCTTGTTTGTATTCATAATATTGCTCTTCTGTTACGAGTTCGGAGCCTGTTTCATTACCGTTGTTGTCTATGATCTTCCCAGACCATCCGCCGGGAACTTCCTCATCAAGTACTATCTCTTTGCCTCCTGTATATATCTTGTCACCTTTTTTCGGTTGTAATGCAAGTACTTCCGGACTGAATTTCCGGATTAATTCTTCCTGTTTCCTATTTTCATCCTCTTGTGCGTATTCAGTTCGTATTCCGGCTTTGTCCGCATTGTCTTTCATGGCCCGCAGCTGTTCATCGCTGACAGAAACCGGCTCCCGACTTCCTTCCATAAGTACGGACCAGTTTCCCATTGTGTCCTGACCAACAACAGAAATGCTGGTTGCCGTGCCATTATCATCCGTTATGCTGAATGTCTGTCCTGCGGATATGGGCTGTGCTTCCATGATTGCGGCATCGGCGTTGTATGCGCCAAGCATTTGTTCAAGAACCTGATCCCGTCCGACCATTGAGATCTCTGTATCTGCATTGATTCCTACGGTCTTGGCATTATTCTCGTCAAATGAGGCGAATACCGGACCTTCGGGACCGTTTTCCAATGGCACTACAATGAGTGTGCCTGTTTCTCCGGGTTGTCCAGTGGCATCTATACCATTTATGACAACTCCGTAACTGTGCTCTTTGTCTCCGAATCTTCCTAACGGAATAGTGACAACCTGTCCTTGGGGAGACATTTGCTGGACTTTGACCGCCGCCTGTTCATATTCGGGAGCATGAGCCTCATCCAATGCGTCCTCAACCGCATCATGACGGTCTTTCTGCCGCAAGTAGTCCGTAGCCAGACGTTTGGTCTCTTCGTCCATGACATCCAGCATTTCCGCACGTTGGGCGTCATTGGCACCGGCAAGCGCATCTATGGCTTCATCATCCAGTACGGATGAAAGGCGTTCACGGGAAACTTCCTCACGGAGGACTGTCGTGCGCATGGCTACCGGATCATGAGTTGTATAGATATCTGTTCCCTCTTCCTGCGCTGCCATGCGCTTTTCGGACTCCTCACGGGCCTGCTCTCCTGCAATGTCCTCCATGGCATTGTTCTTCGCAATGTCAAACGCATATTCTATCTCGGCCTTTTTCTCTTCCTTGCTGAGGCTGCCGTCATTCATGGTTTCTTTGATGAAAATCCTTATGTCGTCATTGCCACGTTCTTTTGACATACGTTCTAGTTCGGACAGTTTCTCCTGTTGTTCTTTGGTCATGTTTCCGAAAGCCGCATTCATCTTCTGGTGGTGTCTTGTCCTTTCAACTCCTATACTTCCAAGTCCTAATAAGCCGAAAGCGACGGAAGTGGGAGCCAGTCCGAGAAATGTGTCTATATTGTTGTCAAGGTCTGTAGCTTCTTCCAGGGTCATTTCACCCAACGGGATATTGGCAAGATTATTATAGACCTCTTCCATGTATTCTTCGGGCAGCCCATGAAACTGCGCTCTTTTTGCGGCTTCTTTGAAAGTGGGGTTGTCCTTTATCTCCCTGTATAGCTTACCGGCCCTGCTGTTTGTTATATATTTCATGAATTCACTTGCACCACCGGGGACGGACTCTTCCACATTCTTCCATATTCCTTTGCCCAGTCCTTTGAATGCGTTGAAAATCATCTCGGACTGGTTTTCAAGAAATGTGGAAGCGATTGATCTTCCTATGGCTTTTCCTGTTTTTATTTGTTCCGCACGACCTCCATAAGTCAAGTTCCCGTCCTTATCAACATCAAAAAGAATATTTCCCATCATTCTGTCTTGTGCTCCTGCTGTGACACGCGCCAGTCCTGTGGTTCCTTCCATTCCCGCTGCGGCCAAAGCGTCTCCGGCAAGACGCGCCCCTATTTTTGATATTCCTTTTTTCATGGCGGACGCGCCGAATTTTTTCATGCCGTATTTTAGAATGCTTTTGGCTATTCCCTCACCTGCTGCCGATATCGGATTTATGGCGAATTCCAGCATGAACGGGATACTGGTCCCAGTGGTTTGGCCGGCCTTGTATCCTCTTCCCAAATCGGAAGAATAATAGGCGTTGACCGCCATGTTGGTGACAGCGGCATCAAGTAACTTCTCTTCAGAAGGTGAGAGCTTTTCTCCTTTATCCGCTTTCTCCACCACATTCTTCAGACGGATGCCGCCTATCATGTCGGATATGCCCAAAGTCCATTGTTTGGGATCAAATGCGGTATCAGCGAAACCACGGGCTAAACCGCTAAAAAAGTTTGTCTTTCCTTTCTTTCCGGCTTCCTCTATAATATTGTTCGATTCATCAATAAGGTTTTTCGCTCCTTCCAGATAACTCCTTTCTCCTCTGTACTGTGCTAATGTAGGATCCTCCCTCGTGTTCATTTTGGCATTCACCATCGCATTACCGGAATCGTCTCTTAGTATTTTCTTTTGTTCGGTAATCTTTTCCTCTATGTCATCAAGGTCTTTGTTTACTTCATTGGTCAGGGTGTTAAGATGGGAACCTACACTCTTTTTGGCAAATCCGGCAAGGTCACGCTTCATGTCCGTACCATAACGTGATGTTATCTCTTTATTGTATATGTCCTGATATGGTTCCAACTCCTTGCTTATGACCTCTCCGTAGGCCTTTTGGAACGCTTCGTTTGCTTTTTGGTTGAGTTCGTTCCCCTTATATTGTTGTGACAGCTTTCTGTATTCGTCAGAGGCAAGAAACCGGTTGGCATATTTGTCTTGGATCTCCTTCTGTATTCCGGCCATTTCTTCCGAAAGCTGTTTTCCTCTTTCTGTCAGGGCGAACCGGTCACGATAGTTGTTATATACATCATTCATGGACGATATGGCACGCGGGGTATATTCCTTGTCCAAGCGGCTTTCTTCTTCCATGCGCATTTGCTCCATTCTGGATTTCTCCGCATCCCGCATTTGTTCTTCACGCTGCTGCTTTTCCTGCCATTTCTCTCTCTCCCGTACTTCATTCATGTGTTCATACAGGGCGGCACCGCTTTCACCTGCAATGTATTCATTGCCATAGTCTGATCTCACTTCTTGAGTGAGATCAGACACTTCCGGTTTTCCTGCCGGAGTTTCTTTCTGTTGTCGGAGCAGTTTCCCTTCAATCTTCTTGTTCTGCTGTTCCCATACGGAATAAGGGCTTGCAGGTTGTATGCTTTCTGTATCATTGACAAAATCATAAAACTGTGGGCTTCTTTCTTTCTCAGAGGCCATTCTTACTTGTTCACGTAATCCGGGAACATTCGTGCCATAGGAATGAGGAGCTGCATTCTTCTCCTTGAACTCTTTCTGTCTCGCATCAAAGATTGAATCCGCTTCCGCTTGTGTTCCGACACCACCTGAATATGTTCTTGAAACTGGGTCATATCCGTTGCCTGTTTGAGAGTAATCAGACTTTGGAGCTTGAGGTGTGTTGTCAGCTTGTTGTATTTGTACTGAGGTCCCAACTGGTTGCATGAATTGATTAAAGTCCTCATATGAGTCAGAGTATCCGGTCTTATCCTTTAATACGTCATATACTTTCTTTCTGGCTTCCTCATTTTCATCCATGAATTTGTTAAAGTCCTCATATGAGTCAGAGTATCCGGTCTTATCCTTTAATATGTCATATACTCTCTTTCTGGCTGTATTATTATCTTGCATGATTCGTGTTATTTTAGTGACCAACTATTATTCCCCTTCAATGACCATGATTTGTTTTCCGGTTTTGAAGAGGGGGTGAACGCTTCTCCGCTTTCCACTTTTTGTTGTTTCCCATAAATAGAGAGAATATAATCTCTCATGCCTTTTATGGATTTGGGGCGTTTATTTGGATCAAGGCCGAATGTTTTTTCCAAATCGTTATACATAAGTGCGACATCTTCATTTTTATTCAGGTCATAGGCTCTTGTACTGCCGGAAAAACCTTTTTTCCCACTTATGCGATATGAAGGATATTTATTTTTTTTGCCATCTTTCTTTTGAGAATCATTATCTATTCTCATTAGACTGATTCCCTCTGTGGCTTTATTATGTCTTTCGATTTCCGCCTGTTTAACGGCGTTTTCTTCCGCCTTACGTCTGGATTCAGCCGCTTTTGCAGCCTGCTCGGTTTCAAATTTATATGTGTTCCAGTTGTATTCCCGTTCGGCTGCGGCCTGTTGTGCCTTCCATCGGTCTTGACGAGCCTGCTCTACATCTATTCTCGCCTGTTCAGCTCTGTCACGTGCGATTGCTCCTATATAGTCCTGATAATTCTGACGTGCAAGATTGTCCCTATATTGGCGTATTCTGTTAATACGTGCCTGACCTTCACGCCCGGCTCCTGAAAGATTCATTGACGGATTACCTCTTCGTGTCCTCACTACATTCACCAAATTGGCGAGAACACTTCCTACGGCATTGATGTTTTCAGCGGCATGTAAACGTCTTTCAGCCTTAATTCTGTCTTCCTCACTTTGTAATGGATCCCGTCCTCTCAGGGCTTCCGCAAGTTCGGTGTAAGACAATCCCTCTTGTCCTTTTTGCTTGCGATAAGAAGCCACTCCTGACAGGTATGCGGCCGGTGACAGTTGAGGATGAGCCGCATAGGCTTCTTGTGCGCTCATTTCCTGCCATGGAGTTTCCGTTCCGGGAAGTTGTTCGGGCAGCTTGTCCGCATTTTCCCGTTCCTGAACGGTGTTGGCAGTAGCCACACTCGACATAGGCTTTTGAATAGCCACTGTAGGACGTAATGGTAACTGCTCCCGTGCGGTTTCTTCGGCTTGTTTCGCCGTAACTTCATCACGGATCCGCTGTTCTTCCTCCGGATTGACAATGCCGGCAGCTTCTTTTCTTTTTCGGTAACTGGTATATCTGTCTGTAACTGCCATACCTGTTATTTCTTTTTGGTGATTTGACTAGCTACAGCACCGCCTATAGGACCACCGAAAACAGTGGCCGCAGCGGTTATACCTGTATTAAGAAGACCTCCTAATGCCGATGATTCCTGTTGGGCCTGTTGTTGTTTCACATTATTAATAGCCTCCGTATATGATCGGTTTGCATCCAGATAATTTTTCATAGCTTGATCTTTTTTGGCAGTGGCGGTTGAGGCTATTCCGGCTGTAATATTTTCAAGTGACTGGTTTGCTCCCTGCTTCTGCAAGGCAACGCTCTCATCTGTAGCACCTGTTACAGCGGCGCTTCCTGCTGTCCGTTTGTTATTTGCCATCAGCATTTCTCTGGCTTGACGCAGAGCCGCCTGATTCGCACTATCCTGGAGAGGATCAGCGTAAGCCTGTTCCTGATAATAGTTCATTTCAAGATCCTTCGCTTTTTGAAGATCTTTGATTGATTCCTTATAGGCTTTATTGCCGCCTAGAACACTGGATAAAAGTCCCATAAATCGTAAATTGCACTTTATTATTTAATATCAAAAGTAATCAGTTACATTTGTATCATGTTGATATAATGCAAGACGGAAGTATATTGTATAAGGAAGGGGACAAGGTTGTTCTTGATGGAACCTCATGGAAGGGCACAGTTGTCAAAGTTGAGTCGGACGATAATATATGCGTGGAACTTGACAATGGGATTACCATGTTTGCCCGTTCGGAATTATTGCATCTTTGCACTAGGGAAAACACAATGCCGCTTCATGACGAAAATGGTAAATTTGCAATAGGACATCCAAAGGTGGGGGGAGTTAAAAAAGGATACAGGACTGTCCGTCATTATCGAAACAAGCTTATGGAGCAACTGGCTCCGTTTATTGAGAGCATGGGGGAGATAATAGAGGCTATTGATGATCCTAGTGATAAAGTACTTGCCGTTTCCCGTATTATCAAATATGCCATGCCGTCTCTTTCGTCCGTTGACTTTAAAGAAAATACAAAACGAGATCTCTCTGCGGAGCAGAAGATAGCCCAGCTCAATGCAAAGTACAGAAACTTGCCTGATCCGACTGTCAATGAGGAAGGAGAGGAAGGGCAGGAAGACTGACAATATTGGTGTATGTTTTGGAAATTGGATAACCATTGTATTACAGTTGTCATATTAATTTGTGTTATGTAATAATCGTAATACATTTAATATATGGCAGAAATAATCAATTTTAGACCGACTCCGGATGTGGTGCAGATGATAGAGAGTCAGAAAGCAAAGGGCGTCAATATCAGTCGTTGGATTAATAATCTTCTTATAGGTGCGGATAAACAGGCCGACAGCTTGAATTTGCAGATTTATACAATGCCTGAAGACGGGATAAATCTGTATGACAGTACAAAGTTAGCTATTGATCAGATGATATCACTTCATTCGATTCCATTCAGCCGGTTGAGCATATCCAGGTACAGGGAGGCCAATGATATTATAAAACAAGCAGGCATGGATTATTATCGCTTTAAGATAGACGAAGATAACTATATCTCGATAATAGCGGTGAACAGAGAAGAGGCTTCTGTGGAATTTTCCCGATATTATATGAAATCTGAAAACAAGGAATATGTCCGAACATCCGTACCACTACCCGTTTACAGGTTTGATGTAAAGAACAAGGTAGTAATCATTATAGCAAGCGAATAATGGAAATATGTAAGACAGATACAGTACGATTGCTCAGACTATTAAAAGAAGCGGCATTAATAATTGAAGACAATTGTAGAGGCATACGTTCGCTAGATAAGGCCAGACAGTTGCGACAGATGGCAAAGAAAATTCAACGAAAAAAAATAATTCAAAATGATAGAGTAATGAATAAGATTAAAACATACGTAATAACACTTTCTATTACTTTCCCGAAAAGTCATGTGAAAGCCGGAAGGAAAACCTTCTTTAAAGAAGCTATAATCAACGGAATTGATGGCGACCATGAAAAGTATGAATATCAGCACTTCAAGATACATACAGTAGACATAACTACAAATTATGGAAGAAACGGATAGATGAAATAAATGCTGGAAAAGCTATTCTTTCTATCCGACAATGGACAGGAAAGCCTTATTACAGTAAACAGGTAGAGATAAGGCAACTGAATAAAGTTGGCATACAACAGCTTAGAAACATGGATGACAGCTTCGCCTATGGCGTCAATGATGAGGGGAATATGTTACCTATTCCATTGGTTCTTTTATCCATCAATGACGGTTTAGAATTACCCGATTTTAAAGAATGGTTTAAAGGTTCTAAGCCAACTCCAGATAATCCAATGGCAATTATCCACTTTACCGATTTTAAATATTTTGAATAACCCTCAAAACATATAAAAAATGAAGCAAATAGTGATTGGAGATAAACCTTTAATGCAAATATCAGAAGAGGATATTTTGCAGGTTGCAGTAATTCAAGGATGCTGCGCTCATCCTGACTATTGGAATTATCCAACTTTGACCGAGTATGATAATACCATGTTTAGAGATTCAGTATGGTGTTCATACAAATCTACACGGAAAGAGGATAATCGAGATAGTGGCGAACTTACTTTCTTTTTGAATACCGAAGATTTGTCCTACCACTATCATAGAGGGTGGTCAACAGAAAAATGGCATGGAGAACGTCTTGGGTTAAATGCAATAAAGTTTTTGATTGAAAAGGGCTATGATGTGCCAATTTATTAATTCAAATATAATTCAAAACTAGATTAGGAATAAATGCGGAATATAATCAAGGATAAGTTGAAAAAATTGAGTAAAGAACAGTTGATAGATACTCTTACTGCTATTTACATGTCAAACACTTCGTATAAAATAGCGAATGCTGTGAGTAGTATAGAGTGCACAAATATAGCAGATACTATAGATGGAGTACAACAAGTAAATGTGAGTTTTGATCCATTACAATCAATATTAAAGAAAGAGGAGAACCATGGATAGTGTACAGACACAAACCTTTTCCATTAGAGGGAATGGAGATGGTGAGGCATATATTTGCTTTTGCGACGGCCAATTATATATTTCAGTTGTCATAGAAGATAAACAGGCAGATTTTAACTTTGATCCTGTTACGTTAGGGATGTTTGCCCATGCTTATAAATTACATTGTGAAGAGTGTGATAACCAACGAAAGAAAGGAGAATAACCATGACCGAAGAACTTGTAACATTAGATACGGCGAAGCTGCTGAAAGAGAAAGGATTTGACGAGACTTGTGAATATTGTATATTAGACCAAGATGATGACGTTATTGGAGCTTCTAGGGGTTGTATAATTAATGAGAAAATCGTGCGT